GGGGCGCTATTCGGTGGTGACTCGTATGACGGTGCTCGATCTGGTGCTTTCTCGTGCCTCCTGAATAGTACTGTGTCTTATTCCTACTGGATTATTGGCGCCCGCCTCTCCCTGAAACCGACCGCGGAAGGGAGAATCAAGAGACTTGGAAAAGAAAGGGTGGGAATCCCACCCTTTCTTTTGTTGTCTTTAGGATCAACTCGCCATCCGAAGATCATAGATAAGTGCTAATGTAAGGAAGTTGAAATAGCTATCTCCTGATTTTGCATAGAACTGCTTTTCGACTTTGTCTGTTAACTGGACTGCTTTGGTTATTCTTTCTTTCATCATGTAATGTGCCAGTTCAATTCCGAGTTTGTTGGGTCTGAGCATGTAATGAAGATTCATGAACTCCTTCTGCATATTGCTGATGTACAACTCCGGGTCTCTTTCCGTTTCAGTAATATAGCTAAGTACGGCTGCGTCGATGTATGCATATGTAACATGGTAATGCACCGCATTGTACATCTTTACATGCATTAATGCCGCAATGGATAATAGACGGATATAGTCCATAGACGCATTAGGATGAATTCCAATCTGGACATAGTAGTCCGCGATCTCATTATGCTGAGATGATTTCCAGTTGGATGTGAGGTCATTGGATTTCCAATTCCTCAGGGAGATGGGGTGGACAGGATCAGTTTCCATTACGCCCTCAATTGCAATTCTGCCCATGTCTGTCATGATAAAGAATCCTTTTTGGATCAGTAACATGTTACTTACATACTCCACCGCTGTAGGTATGTCCAATGGTCTGTTTGTGTAATTCATTTGTGATTTCCTCCAATGTGTAATTTCGATATCGGGAGCGATATCTTATTAAGATAATATATTCATATTCGTATCAGATATACGGTAATCTTGAATATATATTATTAACGTAGATATGGTAACCATTATCATACGAAAAAAATACTTAAGGAGGTAGCTTGTAATGAGGGACGAATTCATAGCCAAAATTACAAAGGCAATCAAGGAAGATGGACGGTTCAATGGATGTGAACATGTTCATATCGACATCACTTTCATGCCGGACGGCGAAGTCTGCCAAGGAGCTATTCAACTCACCGGGAAGAAAGAGACAAAAGAAAAGCTTATCTCGGAAACAAACAAGTTGAAGGATCAGCTGGCAGGAATGGTTGGTGCCATGGACAAACATTCCAAGGAACTCGATTTCGAGATGTGCTCCATGGATAATACGGAATTAGAGGAGGATACAAAAATGGAACCCAAAGGAAGTACGTATCGTGAGACAGAAGATCTTGCAGCCGAATGCTGTGATGAGTGTGAGCCTGATGTATGCCCTGCTACGGAAAGCGACGGTGAATGGCCCGGCACATACGAAGAGATGCTGGGAGATATCTACGAGCACTTCGATGATAAACTTGCGGATATGGATGCTGGCATATCGGAAATCCTCGAAGAGATCAAGCGCGTACGCAGAACGAACATCGTGCTTCAGACCAAGAAGAAGCACATCGAATCTCTCACGTTCGCGATCGAAAATCTCGAGGAACGGTTTGATGAGATCAAGAACACCATCGAGGAAGTTAGCCCGGCATGGCTCAGTGAGGAAACCGATAAGTGTCTGAAGAGTATCGAGGATCACATTACCAGCATCAACAATATTCTGGCAGGGCAGAGATACTCCAGCACACAGGACCAGCTCATCAACAACATGTCTCAAGTACTCAAAGACATCTACGGCAAGATCCAGGATAACGAGAATACCCTCGCTGCAACCCAGAAGATGATCTGTGACATCGTTGGCAGGTTCAATGAAATGTATGAGGATTACCTCGAAGACAAGAAGAAGCGTGCGGCTGTTCCTACCATTACGGCAGAACCTAAACCCGCGACAAAGAAGCCTGCTTCCAGGACCACCAAAAAGAAGTAAAACAATGCACCCCGGTCGAGCCGGGGTGCATTTCTTTTGTTTAACTTAGGTCATAGTTGACAGAAGTTTGTGTTATCCGAGATATCTTGGTTGAAGTGTTGATGGACAGAAGCTGGTTGTTCGAAACATGATATGCTGCTTCATCCAATGTATGAACCAGATTCCCTTCTTCGTCATACAGTTGTGACGCAATGCCGTACCAATCATCATCGGATATGATAGTATGAGTTGGAATCAATCCTTGAGCAATCTCATCCTTCCATTCTTCATTCAGCATGTCAATTATCATCTGATCTGTTATGGGTTTGAAACCAAAGTGCTCAAATGTAATATCTCTGCTGTATACAGGAACACCCTCGATTGTCGGAACGTCTATGATAGAGAATTGGAATGATGGCATATCAAGTATATCTGATGCATCTGTATTGGAATCAATTCTCATGAGAATATCATCTTCAGTATCCATGTTTGCCGGATACGATGAATACTCAGGATCATCGATATTAACTTGTGGCCATACTGGTGATAGCAATGCAGCCTGTTCTTTCATAGTGTAGTTGTCGTAATCAAGATTGCCTTCAAGGGCATCATCCAGATACGTGTCATAGTTCCATACAGGATGAGGAATTCCGGATTCCGTTTCCATGCCTAAGAATGTATCGGAGAAGTATTCGTTGGGATCTCTGTTAATTTCGATGATTTCGAAATTACGTAAAGACTTCAGTCCATGTAAAAATATCTTCGTCGGACTGATGATTGTTACTTCATCATTCAGAAGACGACCGTTCATCCAGAACTCGAAATACTTCTTGTTGAGAGGCTTGTTAATCCTTCCCTTCAGGTCTATGAAACCTGATTCTGGAATACGTCTCTGTACATATACAGACCTCATTGGGTATGGCGTGGAATGAACCTTAATCTTTTCATATTTGTGATAGATATTGAGGAACTTCACTTCCGTAGTCGTATCTGTATATGTTACATTGATTGAAGGTTTGCCCGTAGATGGATTGATCAGAGGGAGGCGTCCCATCTCTGTTGTCAGATAGATACAGTTGTATCTGATATGAGAATTCGGAATGGAGAAGGTTGGAAATACTTCGGAAGTATCACGAATGAATCCCCATACATCCGGCTTCTTATTAATGATGATCTGATACTTGATAAGATCATCGTAGTCGTACTGTACAACTACTCGGAATGCTTTCTTGATCGGGGCATATGGATTCGTTACATTGTGCAACCAACCGTCTCCTGCTACCTGTACCCTTTCCGTATTGAATTCGATCAGTACTGTTGCTACAGATGAATCATATACCGTGGAGAACTGGTACAGTTTAAATTCTAGGGCGATATGAGATGTAGGAGCATTTACGGTATGATCCGGGATGAATTTCAGAATATGGCCGTCATTCTCGAAATCGGTTTCAATATGTCCGAATACATGAACTCCATATTCTTCATTCCATGCCCATGCTTCCCCATTCGTGAACCCATTGCCTGTATCTACAAGTATCACCTGTTCGATCTTCGTCTGGGTTTCATATCCTCTGGAAGTTGCCTTGTCATCCTTGATTTGGATTTCAAACATCGATGTGTCCAGAGCATCTTCAAAGCGTCCTGCAGACATGTTGTAGATCAGAATGTCTCCAACTTGGATCTCATTCTTGAAATGTAGATATGGAGCAAGAGTGAATTCCATGGTGTATTCATGTCTGGCTCCATCCAGTATATACTCTTCCTTCTGCTCATATGGGAACATCTTCCTGATACGTAGATGGTTACCTGTGTCAACTCTGATATTTCTAGCAGGGGTGCTCACATCATTGAATATTTCCGCACTGATGTTGAATACAGCATTTCTCTTTTGCTGGGCATTCTTCATCTGGGTTCTTGCTGTCTTATTCAGGAAGAGCATCATGTTATACGAACACGTTTCGGATGACAGATACTTCAGTTCAAACCCCATATCATTCACCGTTAGCAACCATTTCGAATCATCGTGCAGATCTTCCCATTTCTTCAAGGTGAAGTTATATACGGAAAGATCATCTACCGTGAGATCCGCAATGTATGTACCGACATGTGCCTTAGGTGTAAGAACACGGTCAATCTTGCCATCAGTGATTGCATGTTGAACATCCAAGAACGTCTCTGCGCTATCCCATATATCAGACGGGTACTGCTGAATCAGTGTTGGGATATCTGGATAGTAGTCAATCATATTCCAGTCAACAATGAATGAGTTCCATTCATAATCAACAATGATTGGCTTGTCATACACGATGTATCCAGAGATGATGAATGTGCGAACCTTGTATGATGTGCGGTGGTTGGCCATCGTTTCATCATGCTCCACGATTACACTATTTCCTACGGCAACTCCCGTCCACTCATTGATATGCTGAGGTAGTGATGCATATGTCTCAACAACCCTGTCACCTACGACATTGATTGTATTTGAATAGTATGCATTATTATCGACCTCGGGAATATTGGAGAAGGTGAAGTCTCTGAAGTAAGGACCCGGGTTCTGAACACTTGAAACCTGCCCACGTATCAATGCTGCAATTCGACGGATATCAATTGCCTTGATGATTTCGTTATCAACCACAACTGTCGGGTTGTTGAACGCGGAAGTATTTGGCACCGTAGGAACGGCTTCGTATTCATAACCATTCCTGGTACGGAATGTTCCCTCAGCAGGTTCTTCGACAATTCCATTGTCCAGGATCTTGTTTAAGGATCTTTCAGGGATATAATCCATCATCTGTGTATTGAGCGTATGAATTCGAACGGAATCGATGTGCTGGTATTCACCTCTTGTCGGTTGTCCTGTGGGAACACGATCCTCATCAGGAATGAATGGATCAGTTACAGGAATGACTTCAACAATTCCATTCCATACATCGGAAGAAATCTCCAAATATGAATTATCTTCTCTGATTCCCAGATACTGGTGATCATCGGGATCTCCATTGGCGACATCGTCATATCCTTCGGGGAATGGAACGTCACAATACATCCATACCGAGTTACGGTCTACATATACAACGTCCTCAAACCGTCTGGATACAAATGGATATTCATCCGCTCTGTACGGTGCCGTTGCCGGCTTAAGAATTCCATCAGCAGGAATGTTATCATAGTAACCAGAGTTGTATTCGTCATCAATGTTATTCATCGAATCTGTAACAACTTCAGCACTTTCACATGTAGGATCAACTCCTTCAAAGAGTTGATAATCTTGAACCATGGATATCGATTTGATACCCTTGGTAAGATTGTCGGTTAATGCAGTTACCTGAACTTTCATGGCAACTGTACCTGTATCAATGGTGATAACCTGTCCCTCGTAATATCCTGCACCAGGATCCGTAATTGACAGCTGATCAATCTTGTATACGAAGTAATTTTCATTCTCCATGAATACAGATGAATCTGCAAGTCTCATTACCTCATTTGCATTCAAGTATATCACATCGACATCTCTGCCCTGATATTGATTACTTTCATGCTCATGACGAATGATTACGTCCTGTGCCTGCTTGCCGTTGAAGAATATGTCATATCCAATCGGAAGATCATGAATGTTTCCAAACTTGAACATGAACAAGTCATTCTCATCGAATTGGTTTACAGGAGGAATATACGAGTCATCTGACAGGAATAGTGTAGAATCATTCTGAGTAATTGGATAGGAGTATACCATTATCCTCAGGAATTCACCTGTTCCAGATTTGGTTATTGTATCTCTTACTCCCCATGCCTGATACGGGATTGCATATTCCATTATCGGAATTGCTTCAATTACTCCGCCGGATGGTGTTACCTTGGTAACTTTGATAAACATCTTATCCGACATGATAACATCCTCGTTATCATGAATTTCATTCCCATATGCATCTTTAGGAAGAGCAGGAATGATTTCAATGATGTCGCCAGGCTGGTAGTTACGGCCTTCTTCCGCAATCGTCACCTTGTTGAAACGATACCATTCATCAACTCTGATTGGATCTGGAATCAGGTTCATGTAGTAATTGATATTCACAATTGCTGAGTTGATTGCCTGATATGTTTCTGGTATTGTCGTTAGACAGATAAGACTGTTTGCAATCAATGCCATTACGGACGCATATAGTGCCTGAGGTTCAACCTCATTCGGAAGAAGGGATATCATCTTTCGATTGAAAAGTCTGAGTTCATACTCGCAGTCATCCAGTATCTCTCTGAGTTCATCTGCGCCATTCCAAGTGGTTCCATTTCCGTAATAATCCACCAACTCACCATATCTAACATTTACTCTATTAACGAAGTAGATGTAGTTTGGAGTACGCATGTTATTCTTTTGGAATACCAGATTCGTAGTATCGAGGAAATCGGTGAATGTTCCAACCAATGTCTTCAGATCATTCTTCTCTCTGGTAGTTACAAGAACATTCAGAGGATCAATTAGACTGGTCAATGATTCAATCATTGTATCCATTGAAGATACAATTGACGGAGAAATATACTCAGAGTATACAGAACGGAACTTCCTCCAATCAGACTGAAGAACATTCAGCTTTTCAATCAGAGTGTGTATACCATTATTGCTGAATGGGTTAATAGAATACATGTCACGTTCAGCCATGTGCAGCAGATTCTTAGCTCTGTCGATGTATGATGTTATTACCGAATCATTGAAGATTTTGATTTCCGTAGATGAAATAGAGTCAATTGTAATACCTACACCGTTTCCAGATGTAATGGAATCATATGGGTTAGATTGTACGCATGGATCTCTGAATGTTGTATTACGATAGAATACGTTATCCGTACGACGGATCATCAGATCATCATCCGATGTGACATAGAACCGATACAGCTCAAGATCGAGTGCATCGTCTTCATTCATTGTTAGAATCAATTCTCCATTCTCATTGACCACTAATGTGAAATCAACGTCTGTATCAACTTCAATGATGAGTTCCTCTCTCGAGTTCAGATATATTCCCGTCTTGTTTACCTGGGTCATGTATAGGTATCCATCATGGTTAACTCTGAATTGATAATTCTGAATGTCGCTGGTAGAATCATCATCCAGGATTACCACCAGATTCCCGTATGCATTGATGTATGCATCGGACACAGGAGTATTAGGAACCTCAAGAATCAGATCCCCGGCATTGTCGATGTAAGCATCAAATGAAAGATCAATCTCATACAGATTCGGATCTTCTAGACCTGTGCAAACATTGATGTTTCCATCTGTACCAGATATTGTATATACACCGAGATTCTCGAAGTATGCTTCATCACCAACTTGGTGATTGTAGCCGCCATTGGTAAGACGGATCTCGTCAATCTGATATACAGAAGAATATGTCGGAGAATGGGTATCAGGTATGAATTCCCTATCAACCGTACGCATGTATGCCAGTAATGCATCAAGATACTCATGATACGGAGCAAGTGTATCTAAGAACACATTCGGAGTTCCTACAACGGAAGCAAGTCTCATGTAAATATCCTTAGCTCTGGTAACATATGTAATCCATCCTTCAATCGATGCAATACATTTCTGATGCTCCTCGAGAGCATCGGATTTTCTGTTTTCACCTGCGATGTATGACAGATGTTCCGTAATCACATCAAAGGCGGAATCGATGGTGAGAGCATAATCATCTTCCTGTTGATCGGTTCCAATTGACGTCACTTCAACGATTCTGGAGCGAATGTCGTCAAAGACATTGAATAGACGAACCCTCAGATTTACGATGTGTTCCATGGAATCAACCAAAGCGTCGATCGATTCCTTGGCGAATATCATCTTGGAAACGATGTTTGGCTCATAGTCCGTTTCTTTTGGCCAGCACTTGTATACTTCCGTTTCAAGATCATACATATCATCTCGTACATTCTGTACCAACTGGAGCATGCGCTCTACTTCAGACTGTTTGTATGACTTATCCGGATTATAGAATGCCCATAATGATGTCGTTGAAACGTATAGTGCATTACGTGCTTTCTGTACCGATGCAGGCCATGCTGTCTTGAATGTGTTGATTGCTCCTATGAGGGATGAATCATCAACATGATCCAGATCATTGAAGAATTCAGGGTTGTTTACACCTCTCATGAAAGATTCGATGTCAAATACCTGAATGTATGAACCCAGTTCGAACACGATATCATACAGATCGATTCTGATCACAGCGGATATCGCTTCAAGAATTGTGAGTTTGGCGTCAAACAGGGAAGGGTCTCCAAGCAAGTCTTTGATACCGGAGAATTTATCCTTGATAATCTCTATGAGTTCATAATGTCTTTCAATGTATCTGATGATTGTATTTACATCCTCTATGGAATATATATCAAGATCGAGGTTGTTTACGAACTCGATACATTTGTCCATATTGGATTGGAGTTTGGATGTAAGATCGAAAAGCTCTTCAAGCAACTCAATCTGGAAGTTAAGTCCTGAATACTTGATGTCGGAAATGATTTCCTCAATATTCTTATTCAGCACCTTGATTGCTCCGGAGATATAAAACTGGGTTTCCTGCAGAGTCTTGATCACACGTCTGGTATCGAATGTGGATCTAGGTCTTCTAACCAATCTCATATCGCCCTGGAAGTTATCGTCAACATTCACAATGAAATCATAGTATGAAGGCTTCCATGTCTTGTTAAGATACATCTCAAACCCTGTGGTTTGATTATACCCGAGGAAGGATGCCTTCAGGTATTCATTCATCTTCGAGATTCGATTATCCACGAGGAAGCCGTAATCATCCGACTTGAGATATGTGCTTTCGCCCATCTTGATATATGGCTCCATTGTGTTGAGGAACAGGGCATTGAAACGTTCATAGCTGGCATTGTCTTGAATATATTCAATACATTCCCACCTATAGTTCGTCATCATGATTCCTCTGTAGATGGTCTTGACAGCCATCCAGTAGAACTTCTCCATGAAGATATTCCGGTATGATCCTGCCTTATCATATTCGAATTCATTCATATCATCATCCCATGAAGCAGATGCTCTAACGATATCAGAGCTGGGTTCTCTAACATTCATCGTATCAGAATAGAATATGAAAGATTTGAATACACGATTCGGTGTAGGAGTTTCCTCATTTGGATCCGTCAGGAGATATACATCCGGGAAACGGTGATCAATATTAAGCATATATGGTCTCCATACTTGATCATCCTGATCGTACTCGAAGGTCCAGAAATCAGATGTGTCCACGGGGCGTTTGAATCTCAACTTAGTAGTTGCCTTCTTGGGATCCTCCCAGAGAGTAACATTTCCAATTCTGGAAGTGATGATGGATATTTCATATCTATCTGCAAACTCACGGGGAATATATATCAAAGGAGATATGAATGCCCAGAAGTCTTTATATTTGGAATGCTGCCGATGGAAACGAGTGATTGCATAGTAAGCATTCACCGTCTTAAGTTCATCTTCAGGATTGTTTCTGGTTACAACCGTACCTGGGGTAGATATGATCTCTTCTGCAATTTCATGGAACTCTTCCCATACAGCTTCATACTCTGTGATATATGACATCCGTTTCTTGGTCATATACTCATTCAGATATGTATGAATCTCATCGAACTTGGCGATCAAAGCATTGAACTTGGTGAAGAAGTCATCATCTGAGGTGTATTCATAGGTGATGAAGCTGCGGAATGTTTCAACCATATCTGCTGCTTCAATGGTCAACTGTCTAAGCTGTTCCATATCCGCATTGATCAGGTCATACACGTCCATATCTTGGACATCATATGCATCTGATAAAACAATTGGTCGAATGATGTAATTCCATCCATCATTCCATGAATAGTATACATTCAACTCTCCATTTCCATCTTCTTTGAAGTAGTACTTGGAAAGTTCGATATCAACACCGGAAGCATTTGAGTTCAGAATCACATACCCATTCTCATCAATGAATATGTCCGTTCCAACTTCCAGATCGTCATTTCCGTTGTATTCAATGACGAGTTCATCATCTTCATTGATATAGAAACTTAGATTGGCCGGAGGGTCATACATGTTGATGTATACATTCTTTCTCTCGGAGTTAACATCCGTTCTGACATTCTTCCAGATCCCATTATCCTTGACTTTGATCTGTTTGTATCTGGGGACATATGGACGGTAGATTACATCTGTCGGATTCAGTATCGGAAACTCATGCATGAACTTCGGACAGATGATGGTCATCCATATCCACTGCTGGTTGTCCGTAACCATCAGGTGCTTGTTGAATTCACTGCATTTGGATAGATCTATATACCCATCTTCGATCGTGAGGAACTCCAGGTTATCACCCATGACTTCCGCCTTGGTAATGCCGTCTGTACGGATATTCATATCCGATATCTTGTTGAATGCACAGATCAGTTTATTGGAATTTAGGATACGCTTATCAGGAAGATAGGATATGGGCATCTTCCAATTCCACTGATTAAGAATCAACTCTTTCGATACCTTTACTCTACACTGAGCATTGGTATCGAATTTGTATATATAAATAGTATAGTCGTTGTCTATCCAGTGATCATAATACTTGAAACGGATTACCGTCTCCTGGTCATCCATCCGCAACTCATACTCAGAATAGATTTTCTGATTGATGAATAACAGGACGGAGAATTTGAACACGTCCCAAGAGTTCAGGAGATCCGTAATAGGGATCCACTTACGGTAAAACTGCTGGAACTTGTATTTATCACGTGATGTGATCAGGGATTCTGTAGGGATGGTAAGTTCACAGAATCTGGTATTCGGAATCAACTTCACGTCTTTCATCGTACACTGATACTGAAAGAAATGAACGTTGTCATGATTGGCAGCCATGAGACGGTTATGAGAATTCAAGTAAATGTCTTTCAGGGTCTCACGGAGCTGTATCTCATCGAATGAGTTATTAGTAACTGCATCATGGTGAAAGACCGATGATTTAGATCCATCGGACTCAGGGAGCTCATAACCAGCGGCGATGATTTCGTCCTGGTTAAACAATTCATCTGCCGTGGAAATAAATTTGTCAAATGCTTGCTGATACCAGATGGGATCGAATGGGCTCCATCTGCCTTCATACATATTATTCCGCATTTGGAAACAACTCCTCTCAATAGATTTTCGGTTTAATACTGCGTTCCACAGGGCAAAACCGATGCTTAAATTATTAAAGGTTTGGTCTTAGGAGGGATCGATATGAATACTGAAATAATCAATGATATACAGAATAGAATACGGACTCTGGAGCAGGAGCTGGAGGCAGCAAAGAAACAATTAACAGCTCTGAAGATAGACTCCAAAACATCCGTGAAAGCAGAGAAACCAATATCTCCTGGAATGGCATGTAAGGTGGCATACAACGCGGCGGGGCTGGTGTACGCCGGTTCTCCACTTGACGTTTCCGATATACCTGACATTCCAATCGACAAGGTAACTGGACTACGTGACCTCATTTCATCACTGCCCGGGCGGGCGGAATTGTCCCGCATTTCGTCGGCATTTGATTCTTTCACTAAAAAATCTATTCCTGCTGTTAGCGGGTGTAAGGTGAATGTCGATGACCATGGTTTGGTCATAGACGCTTCACCATTGTTGGTTGAGGATATCCCAGAACTCCCTGTTGAGAAGATATCTGGATTGGCAGAGAATCTTGAGCTGATCAAAGCAAGTATTCCTACAGTGACTGAGGATAGATTCTCTACCATAGCCGGTAATGGTTGCAAGGTGTTCTGGGATTCCAAAGGTCGAGTTACAGGCGGTTCTGAACTGACCATGCAGGATATTCCTACTCAGTTGACAGGTAGATTACAGAAGATAGAATCCAGGATACTGAATATGGCATCCATTGATGATATTAACAATATCAGAGATACTGTATTTTCCAGACTGGATGCCATGCAGACCGATATCAAACCTGGTATATACACGAAGCTGACTGTATCCAGTACTGGGCAGATTACAGGAGTATCAAACCTGACAAAAGAAGATTTACCTCAACTAACCGTCGAAGACATTACAGGCTTAGACAGTGTTTTGTTAGGCAAAGCTTCTACTGATGATATCTCTATCATACTTGACCGTATCACCCAGTTAGAAAATACACAGCCTGTATCAATACAATCATCAGCTAACGTAGAGATACCTGAAATCAGACAGGAACTGATGGAACTGAGATCAAAGATTGATCAGCAGGTATCTCTACCTGTAGAGCAGATACTGGCTGAATTGAATAACCTGAGGAATGAAGTAATAACATTATCGGGCAGAATAAGTGTAATAGAAAGAGAATTACAGGCATAATCAGAAAAGAATAATATAGTGATAATCAACCGTCTTACCCACGGTTGATTATCTTCAATTTTAGTCAATTTGAAAACCCTCAAAAATTGAAAACTCCACTGAGAATTATTACATGTATAGACAGTCTGTATAGACATGGATTACATGACTATGTCATGACTGTAGTAATCATGGATGACTATACATGATTACTCATCCATGTCGATCATGGAACGACTGTCAAGGAGTTACATGTACAGACATTTACATGTCTATACATGTAATATATATCTGAAAAATCGGGATCCGTTTTTCTCGGCCAGAGCTGGGAGCTAGAGGGTGTTTGGAAATTTTACTTTTCGCAAAGTGTGGGACATTGACCAAAAATGACCAAAATTTGCCCATTTTTGACAAAAATAAATTCGTAATCCCGGTGGAAATTCCACCGGGATTTTTGATCTTTTACTTCTTATTTTTCTTCAGATATTTCTCAAGGAACTGATCTGAATCAAGCTTGTAATACAGAATGTCTCTCTGCATTTCTGCAATGGTCAACGGGCCGTCACGGAGTTCAATATTTTCCGGAAGGACGATATTATAGAAATCAAGGAAGAACCGTCTGAATGTTTCCGGTGTAACATAGCCGATCTCTTCGATCAGATCTATTCTACCTGGTCTCAGGAATGTCTCAGAGAACTTCTCAATGTGATTCGTGGTCATGATGATGATTCTGTTCTCGCCTGAGGTAATGCCGTCTAGAGCATTAATCATCTTATTGAAGATCTGCTTGTACTGAAGCTGTTCTTCGCTCTGCTTCTCGTCCTTGTTTGCAATGTTGGTATCGGCTTCATTGATCAGGATTGGATACTTATCGACATCAGATATTGATAGAACAGGGTCAATCATTCCCTCGATATAGTCTGTTAGACAGTTAGGAATGAATTTGCCCATCTTACCACCGGAACATTCGAAGAGATTTCGGTTCCATTCTGAAGCAATCATCTTAACAAGACTGCTTTTGCCTGTACCTGCTGGACCATAGAACAGGATCTTCAATGTCCACGGAATTCCATGATCGATATAGAACTGCTTGTTAGCGAAGAACTCATTGATGGTATCAATGATACGTTTCAGCTGTTCTCTGGGGAGATAGATGGTATTGATTCTGCGTTTGGGAATTGGGGCCGAATATTCCCAGTATGTCAGACCATCATTCTCATGACCATCGGTATACACATTCAGAGTAGGAGAATCAGGACTGATATGAAGTAGGGCATTGCGGTGACGACGCATGTCGGCTTCGAACATCTTGACGAACTTCGGATTCATATCATACGTGATGATGGTGTATATTGTCACATGTCGAACAGGTGTACCATGTCCTCCTATGGTACTGCTCTGAATACACAGAAGAATGTTCCACTCTCTGTACTTCATGTTGTGAGTACCTTCACCGAGGGTGGAATATAAGTCATCAGGTTTCCCGGGCTTGCGAATATTGGTAAGGTGAACCTGGGTGGAATTCTTGATGTTGTTATACTCATACAGAATTCCATACAGGGCTTCTTCCATCCAATTGTCGCCGTAATGAACCCCGACTTCGAATGTTAATGATCTTTGGAACTTTCCTCGTACCTTACGGATGACGAATGAGCCAATGGTTGTCGTAATATCAGTGATATTCTTATCAACCATTTCATCGAGTGGTTTGGCGATTGTTTTCAGGGCCTTGTCGCCTAACCATTTTCCAACTGCCTGTACTGCCTTGACAGGTAAACTAGCCATTGTAAAACTCCTCCTTAGAGTTAAAATAGTATTTCATACCCCGCCTGTTGCGGGGTATGAAGTTGTAATTGATATGATATGAAATTATTTCATGAACTTGTCGAAGATGGCAGCCGTGTCGATTGCTGTTCCTTCCTTGGACTTTGAAGCCATCTTCCTTCTCTCAGCGGCACTGGAGTATGTTTCAACATCCCCGGACAGGACATACTTGTTGGTGTCATCCTTTGCCAACATCTCCTTGAGTTCCTCAATGCGTTCATTGATCTTCTTTGCCCTGTCATTGATCGGGGAGAGACCAGATGCAATCATGTACAGGAAGTTCAATGATTCCTGACCGCCGTTTACCGCGTTATGATTGAATCTCTCCTTCGGGGTTCCGAGGAACTTGATAAGCCCTTCCAGGTTCGGAGCATAAAGTCTGTTAACTTCGTCCGTGAAGAATGTGATTATTCCGCAACGAATAACCTTCTTGTTGCGGTCCGTCTCGCAGTGGTTGGAGTTCTTGATCGATTTAACAATGAGCTCGTCCAGACGATTGTCTTCCATCGCCTTCTCCGTAAGTCCCTTGTTGATTCTGGTAACCAGAAGCCTCCCTGGGGTCGTGATGATCTGTTCCATATCTGCCTCATCAATAGATTCATATGGTGTGGGGTAGTTGTCAACACCAGTAAGAACTTTCAGATCTTCAACGATGGATTCATTCACCTTCTCCAGAGCCATCGTAGGCGGGAGATCGGAAACCGTCTCATTGTCATAAATCATATACGTAGTGTCGTCACCCAACAGCTCATACAGTTCATTCAGGAACTCAAGTGTATTACCCTGCTCCATCAGCGATGCAGCCAGCTGTGGTAATACGCCAATCAGAATGAAATGCGTGTCAGGGAAGAGTTGACGGAGAAGTTCCATCAGAAGTGGTGCCGAACCAGATCCTGTTCCGCCTGCAGATGATGCAACTACGAAGCAATATTTCTTACTGGCAACAACATCTCTGAATGCCTCATCGCAGATGATCTTCTTCGCTCCTGCTCTGAGATATTCCTTCATCTTACTGCGGTCTTTACCTGAGCCTTCTATCTTTTCTCTGTCGCCGATTTTGTACTTCAGATTACTCTGTGTCTGAACCATTGCAAGATCCGCTTCACTGCTGTTGATGTAAACACAGTCGAAGAGATCAGAGTACTTCTTCTCGGCTAGATTAGCAACCTGGGAACCACAGTTACCAATGCCTATGATTACTGCTTTCTTTTCTAATGTTTCCATTGAAAATTCCTCCTGTATAAAATTTTTAATTTTGCCAATGAATAAGTATGCCTCTCCATGGACAATTACTGCTTCGGTTGGCATTCGTCCTTAATTCATCTACTATGATAATATATATTTTAAAATGATATATTCTGTATTTAACAAGGATGAAGGAGGATGTAAAGATGAAACCAACGAAATATGAAATCCTTTCTGAGATTCAGAAAGGCGTTCCCATATGCAAACCTGTTAACGGTGTGGAATATAGGATACGATGTCCTATCTGTGGGGATAGTCAGAAGGACCCAACAGACAGCCATTGTTACATCAAATGCTCAAATGATCCGATGGAACCTCTGCTCTATAATTGCTTTCTGTGTAATGCACATGGTATTGTGAACAAGTACTTCCTGAAGAAGCTCGGTCTGAGCAAAGATGTACAGCGACTGGCATTAACAAACCGCTCTAGGAAGATTCCATTAACATCGGTATCGGATGTAAGTCTGGTAATAGGAACACCTGTAATTGCATCCAACCAGGTTGCATATATTGAAAACCGACTTGGAAAAGGTTTCTCATTCGAAGACTATGATAGGTTCAAAATCGTATGGGATTTCCGAGGAATTATTCCATATATCGATTCCGCCAAGGTCCGCAACACATTACCCAACCCAGGCGAAACCATTACATTCTTATCAGATGATAAGACCACGTTGATGATTCGAAGATTAACTCCAGCAGATGAAGATCATTCCTGGAGGAAGCTGGGAATCATGAGAGGCATGGGTCGGGCATTCTATACAATCAAATCCCAGATTGATATATTCACCCAGGAGTCGATTGTTATCAATATTGCAGAAGGTGTTTTTGATATTCTTTCCGTTTACAAGAACTTCTATGATACCAAGAATTCTGCATTCATTGCTGCACTGGGTTCCGACTATATCTCCGCCCTAGAACACATGATAGGAAAAGGTATCATAGGCAAGAATGTATCTGTAAGGATTTACATCGACAAAGGAATTGATATGAAAGAATTGATATTCCGATTAAAGGGCTACAAGTGGATGTTTAAACAGATCACGTTGTGCTGGAATGTTATAGGAAAGGACGTAGGAGTGAAGCTGGAAGAAATCAAGCTCGCCCATAAGAATGTATGAAACAAATAAGGAGACCCCGTGACCTGTTGATTGATTTCGCTTCTCAATTCAGTATTACTGCTGCAACACTGATAATCCTTATTCCATATACATTATATGGAGGAATTATGTTAGCACTGATACTGAGTGGTGATGAGACTTTGCGATGGGTCGCATGCATCATGTTAATCATTATGAATATACTATAGGAAGGAGGATTGTACATGGAAGGATACCATCCTGGGGTAGCTGTTGCCGCAGGTAGATATATGGCCAGATGGGCAGATCTGGATATTCATATCAATTCGAGTATGTTAAACATACAACCAGGTGATGACCTAAATGTGTTTATCAATTTCGAATCTGTGTTACGTAACCTGACACTACAGTCGAGGCTGATAACCTCTCTGGTGCAATATAAGCAGCAGGTCGTAATTGAACTGGAATCGGCGATTCTGAATCTGGTTGCACATTACCGTCTCCTCTTTGCCAAGAAGATGAGATGCAATGTTAATATATACTATTACTATACAGACCTGCTTGCAGAAGAGGAACAAGAGATGACCTGCATCAATAAGTATTACAGGTCATACTACAGAAACCGATACTTACAGAACCCGGAATTCCGAGAGATGGGAAAGGTACTAACGGAGATCGTTATACCAGAGATTGAATTGATCATTTCCTATGTTCCCAAGGTATATTTCCTGAAGTCCAAGACGTTTGATTCGTCGATCATCCCTCAGGCAATTTCATCCTTATCCGGAGCGAAGAACGTGATCGTGACAGGAGATGTGTTCGACACCCTGTATCTGTTCAACCCCGACTTTCTCACTCTGTATATCAAGAATAGATACTCCTACTTCAAGATCTGTAGTGATATCGAAAGTACGGTGCAGACGATTGTGAAGAATGAATCTCCTGTAGATCTAGGAATATTCAAATCCGAAATGTACTACAGATTATTATTGTCGATTCGAGGTAGTAAGATCAGGAATATCAAGGCGGCACCAAGATTCGGGTATTCCACATTCCTGGCAATCATTCGAAATGGTTTGGAACGGGATATCATCCTGAGAGACTTTAATGCTATCGATTCGATAATTCAACTATTCCCGCAGGAAATCAGAGCAGATGTTAAGAAGGCATTCCAATGTCTGAGTATTGACACACAATTCAACATGATGAGTGAAGCAGACAAATCTTCACTGCAAGATCAGATTGTGGACAGAGTCGACTTCATGTCATTATCGGCGTTGAATAACAAACGCTTCTTTGATTTCCCAATTAATTTAACTGCCTTAATCGGCTAGGAGGATAATATGGATACAGTTATTTACATTAGCAAGAAGGACGAACGGGAGTTCGTCGATTGGATATTCGATAGGATGTATGAAAAGTCTATTCACTGTGGAGTTGAATTCGCTAACTTCACATTGAACTTCGATGGTTCAGAAGATATTAAAGATCAGGCCGACTGGATGGCAGACATCATGAAATATATGAAACACCATACAACTATTCCATGTTTGGTGACAATGACAGACGTTGCTACCAGGATTTCGGCTATCGAGGTTACTCACTATAAGGATGAAGAATCAGTTATTGAGGAACCTGTTGGGCATGATAATCATCTCCCGCTTCCGAATATCGAAACCACAGAGAATAACATAGCCGACTATGATCAGGTTGAAGTTACTCTTGTTGATAAGCCTGTCCCTGCAACTGAACCAGCTGAAGAAAAGGGGGTTCCGGAAGATCTTCCGGATGATGAGGTAAGCTCGAACGGTCCTACATTCCAAGATCTTTTCAATTACTTCGAAGAGAATCTATATGAGGATACCAGTTCAAATCACATCCATTCTCTGGGAAAATTCAATACTATGTTAATTCCGTCCTCGAGTAATGACAACCGCCGTTACGCATTCAGCAATAAGGAGACGGATCAGGTACATTACATGGTATTTGAGAATGATGCGATTGCCGGACTCCAGAGGATAACCCTGAGCAATACTACTGACAACTGGGTTGCAAATCCTGAAGATACAATCGATCAGTTATTGAAGAAAGTAACCATCCACGGTACGGCAGATCTTCTCCGTATGTTTATTGATCTTCTTAAATGATGAACAACCAGCAGGGCTTAGCCCTGCTGGTTTTTACTTTTATCGTATCTTCGTCGATTTTGCGAATATATTATCAATATAGAAGATAATCATAGATTATCAAATTTAAATGAAAGGAAGGTCATGAATTATGACAACTTTAAGAGATCTTTATGAGTGGATACGGACTGCTCCGGTAAATGATGTGGGAGATCACAAGCTTCCTGGTGGAGATTGGTCCTTACAGATCTACTCAACGAAGCATCAGGTAAATGTGTGCAAAGACGGCTTATCCCATCTGAACATCGTATTTCAGGGTGATGATGAAACGGTCAAGGCTTATCGCTGCGAAAGACCGGGATACTGCGACTACTTCCATCCGAAAGAGTTCACAATGAATTGCCCTATTAATATGCTTCCTGCAACGGGCGATGTTATCGAAACGATCAGAGACGCAATGAAAGGCTTCCATGCCGCGGCAGCCAATATCTAACGGGAGGTAACTGAAATGATTTTATTCGGAGACGAATTTTATCTGGAAATGGTATTGCCGTACGCGACTATTGCTAAAAAGCCTGTGACACTTGCCGACGTTAATTCTGAATTTACTAATGTAAACGATCCGGTTATATCATTAATATGTGACGGCGAAACTTTAGAATGGGTTAAAGAGTTACTGCCCGACATAAAAAATATCACTGAGCTTGAGAATATAGATCTCCGTACTCCTGTACTTCACTGTGGTGATACTCTTTACCTATTTGCCTTTAATATGCAGAAGGAATTTCAAATTACAAAGATAACTGTTATCGATGAATATGTTGATGACCCTAACTATGATAACGTTACTCTCGGCGATCTCATGAAATATATCGATCGTAAAGTCTTCGAAAACAGTGATAAGTTTCAACTTAAAAAGAGAGGGCTGACTGAGCTCAGAAACGGCGAAGTTATTATGAGATTTACACATCCGAGGTCAGGTGATTTCTACATAGAGTTTACAGACAAAAAATCCAGAATGATCGCCAAAATTATCGTCGATAATAAGATTATAGGGCATGAAAGCGGTAGGATGTTCATATATAATGATCGGGATGAAATATTAGCCGGCTACAAGGAAGGTATCGTCCTTTCGTATAGAGATCCCATATGTGACGCATCAATCAGAAATATATTCAAAGAAACAAAGTCCGATTCCTGGCATGCATTGGTTATGGCATTGCTCTGGGATATTTCGCGTACGGATTAAGCGACTAAGAAAGCGGGGATATCCCCGCTTTCTTTTGCATTATTTCTCTATATTTAATACACGAAGGGCCATTTCACCAACCATTTAATGTATTTAGCTAAATCAAAAAGGATGGTGATGATTCCATGGCTACTACACCCAAAGTTCAGAAGCAGAAGCTTGGTGGTAAGATAATTGGTCAGACGGCCAAGTATCTTGGAAATGGTGCAATCGATTACCTAAAGGCAACAATGCCCACCACAAGCTCCATTCTGAATGATGCTAAAAGTACGGTAACGGAAGTCACTAACAAATTCAAGAGTACGGCTCAGTCTATTGCTCCTACTGTCAAGAACCTTAAGGGACAGGGTGGGCTTAGAAAAGTCATGAGCTGGTACCTCCAGGAAGAAGATGGTTTCGGTAACGGCTTTGATGGCTCGGATCTGAACTTTGATATTCCCACAGATGATTCATCTGCAGAAATCGCTGTAGAGCAAATATCAGAAACAGTTCAATCCGCAAACCAGGTTTCTTCTTCTGTAATTGCATCTTCCAAACAGATGCTTGAGGGTCAGACCCAACTTACTGCAAATATATTATCGGCGTTTGACAGTCAGACTGCTGTAATTTCATCTGGATTTAATACACTAAATGAATCCCTGTCGAAGATAACTGAAATAGTTACTGCTAATCAGGAGGCATTAATTAAGACAACGGCTGCCACCGCGGCAGCTGTGTCGGAAGGTTCCGGCTCCAAGGACTCTGGTGGGGATATGCTCTCCAGAGGAAAATTCAGTTTGAATGATTACAAGAAGATGATTGGGCAGAATATCAAGAACGATCCTCTTCTTGGTTCATTAAGTGCACTAACACCTTTCCTGCAGGGTGATACATTGAAGATGCTTCTTACTCCGGAAACATTGATATCTGGAGCAATGAGCGTTGGAATCAACAAGTTGTTCCCTGACATGAAGAAGACCCTTGGTAGTCTCGATAAGATGGTTAACGATGAGATCATGAATCTCCTTATCAACATTGGAGACAATGCTGGGGATTACTTTGGTGAGAAGGGAATACTAGGCAGACTGTTCGGTCTGAAATCAGATCGAAATGTCAAAGCAGGTGTTGGTCGTCAGAAGTTTGAAGTCAAGGCAACCCCGTTTGATACAGTTACGAAGGAAGCAATCGTTACTACGATACCTGGCTACCTGCAGAAGATTCTGGAGGCTGTATCTGGTGAGAATGTCACTTATGATATGAGGTCTAGATCCTTCCACACCAAGGAAGATCAGATGGAAGAATATAAGGATGCAATGCTCAGAAGAGGAAATGTCCATGATGCTTCCAAGAATCTTCAAAACATATTCGGTGCCGACCAATATGGGCAATCCTTCTATGACTTGATGTTGGCCGACTTAGCTGGTCAATCGGCATCCAATGGTTCGGATAACAGACGGAGTGATCGTAGAGCAAAAATCGAGTCATTCAGAAATCAGGAAGACTTCGAGAAGTACGCTCAAGATCTTCTGAATCGTGCTGGGGTTGAAATCGAAGAAAGACAGAACGAGTGGATCACAGAGACGGCAAAAATGTTTGCCGGACCGAATGCCCGGACAAACATCAGAGATCTGACGACTCAAGTTGCGAAAATGAATGTCGATAGAAATAGAGCAAGTGAAGAGTATATGAAGAATGCTCAGCTCTATAATGTTGATATGAGTGGAGCAGAACTCAAACCTGAAGAAGAGATTAAGAGACTTGCTAAGAAGTCCGGATTCCAAATGAAGAGCTCTGATCAGGAAATTGCTTCTGTGCAGCCTGCTACTTCTTCGGATCTCACCGGTGTGAACTACACCAACCGTGCTCTGTATGAGATATTCCGTCTAATGCATAGAGGCCTCAATGTATTCCAGGTTGGTGCTTCTGATAAGCAGAAGGATAAGTTTGATGACAAACAGAATGATCTGGATAAGAGACTCAAGCCTCCTGGAAGATACAGGCCCACAATGGCAGGAGGAGCAGGAGCAAAGGACGGTGCCGGCTCAAATGCCCTAATGCCTGAAATCATGAAACGTTCTTCAGAAGAAGATCCTAATAAACTTCTTGAGTATGAAACGGATGAAGACGGTAATACTATATACGAAGATGATCCTGATAATCCCGGACAGAAGAGGCCTAAGAAGAAATCTGGTTCTCAGAGACTTGCCGGATGGGGTAAACGCACTGGCCAGGAACTGAAGGAAGCAATCTTCTCCGGTGATCCATCCAAGATCATTGGTGCAATAGGTCACTCTCTTCGTGATGTTCGTGAACTTGGTGAGGACTCACTTAAGACCGGTGCCAAGAAAGTCAATAAGAAGTTTGGTAATGTTACCGGCTATCTTCGTCATAAGCTCACTGGTAAAGGTTATCAGTATGAAGATGAGAATGGTAATCTGGTTACTGTTGCCGATACTAAGATTGCTACTGGCAAGAAGGATAAAGACGGAAACGAGATAATGAAGTCCGGTGGACTTCTCGGGTTTGCCCGTGATTACATGCCCAACTTATTTGAGCCCATTAAGGCAAAGGGCAAGAACTGGTTCCAGAAGGTTGCCAGTTACTTTGATTATGGTGACAAGAATGAGAAGGGTGATATCAAGAGTAAGCGGAAGAAGTTCTTAACTGCATCCGTCGGGGCAATGGCCGGTGCCGGCTTACTTGGAGGCCCCATTGGATTGTTAATGGGTGCCGTCGCAGGTAATGCAATTGGTCAAGCCGATATCGGCGGTAGACTGAAGAGACTCTTCTTCGGTAGTGAAGAGAAGGGCGATAAGAAGGATGGCATATTTACCAAGCTTGGAAAAGGCATAGTAAATCCTATCCGTTACCAATTCCAGAAAACCCTCCATCATGTTGGTAATAAACTGAAGAAGAATATTCTTGGTCCGTTATCTGATATAGGATACGCTATCAAGGAAAGAGTTAGCTCTACAGCTAAGGCTATATTCGGTCCTGTATTCAAGAAGATCGGTGGATGGATTCTGGCTCCGTTTAAAGGTATCGGTAAAATCATAATGGCCCCATTCAAACTGCTCTTCAAAGGCATCCCGAGCATGCTTGGTGGTGCAGCACGTGCTGGTATTACCGGTGTAACAGGTGCTGCTGGTTTCGGTCTTAACAGAGTTGCGGATATCATTGCCGGTGGCAAACGCCAGAGACAAGAAACAGATTCCCAGGGCAATCTTCTTTTTGTAAATAAACAGAAGGCGAAGATTACCAAAGATACATATGACAAATTATCTGATGCCGAGAAGAAGGAATGGAAAGCATCAATGCAAACATTCCGTATTCATGATGGCTTAAGTGAAAGACGTAAAGCCAGAAATGGTGAAATCAAAGAAGATAAATTTGCATCATATGCGGATTGGAAAGCTGCCGATAAAGAACGTCGTCGGAAACTCAATGAGAAGTTCAGTGAATATACTGCAGAACATGAAGTCCTTGTGGATACAAATAGTTCTGTTGGTAATATCGAATCCAATACAGAGCATATTGATGAAGAGATTACCAGACTGGCTGAACAGCAAGGAGAACAAACTCAGGAAATCGACGGAATAGTTGAAGAGATCAGAGAAGATCTTGATGAACAACATGCCGAGATCGTCGAAGAACGTTCTGAAGCTGAAGAGCGCGATGATAGAATGCTTGAAAGAACTGAGGGTCTTGATAGTCTAATTCAGGCAGGCCTTGAAGAAGGTTCTATCTATACTCACGATGAAGGAGTTCATGGGTATCTTGAGCAGATAATCGATATCCTCGAAGGAGAAGAAAGAGATAATACAACGGAAGAATCCCAAGAGATCGAAGGCATTGTGCCTGAATCGAATCCGGAAATGGATGATGTCCTTGATAAGTATAATGAAGCTCTTGAGTCTGGTGACTATGACGCTGCTGCACATTATCAGGAACAATGGGATTTCATGAATAAGAATTCCGACTACGGAATCATGTATTCCGATTCTTTTGGATCTCCCGATATACATGATACGGAATCTCAGGAAATTGAAGGTCTTGCAGAAACACTCATGGAGAATGCTGATAAGGATAGAGAAAATGCCATGAAGGGCAATATCCTTGCAGGCATGCAGTCTTCGATGATGCAAGGCGAATATTCCGAGCGTGAGAATACCATTAACAACAAGGCGATCAATGATGCTACTGATGAGAACAAATCCACTCAAGTTCTTGCAAGAGACTTGAAGGAAGCAAACCGTATGCAGATTGAAGACCATGACAAGGCTGAAGAGAAGAAGGAGACTATCTGGGACAAGATTCTTGGTATTGGATCAAGCTTATTGAGTGGACTATTTGGCGGTAACGGAATTCTTTCGGCATTGCTACCAATAGCCGGTATTCTTACAGGCTTGATTGCATTACATAATTTCCTCGGTTCAGGAAATTTCCTTGCAGACTTAAAGAATATCGTATCTACTATAGGAACCAATCTCTCTGGCTTTTTGAAAAATATCTTCAATTGGGATTCTCCAGATCCAACAAAGAGTGGAGCAAATGCAATGCTCAACTTAGTAGGTGCCGATACAGGATCTCAAAGCCTGGCCTCTGCAGCGCTTCCTGGCACTAATCTGTATCACGTTAATACAACGGCTGGTGGACAGGAAATACGCAATGCATACGCAACACATGCAAAGAATGAACTTTGGATGGCTCCTGCAAAGTTGCAAATGACAAAGGCATGGGGCAATGATGTGGTCGGTGATATTCAAGCCGCGAATGCTAGAAGCTATGCTAATAAAGCACAGATGGCATTGGATGAATATAACTACTGGGACGCAAAGTCGAAGAGCGGGGGAGCATTCAGTGAAACTGAAGCATCAATTGCTAACAAGTATGCAGATGATTATATCAGATATGATGATAAATCGAAGGCTATGCAGGAGAAAGCAAATGCTTCTCATGAGAAGTCTCAAGAGCAAGTAAAGGGTGCAGGCAGTAGCCTTATTAAGCAAGCCGGTAAACAGGTTGCTTTTGCTGGTGTAACATATCTTGCAGGAAGTGCTGCCGGTGGTATAGGTAGCTCCGTTGCAAAATCTCTTGGTGCCGACGAAGAAACTGCTGCCAAGGTTGGAAATGCCGCTAATACGGTTACATCCGCTTATATGACGACTGAAGCTGCTAAAAATATGATGGGGAAGAAGAATATCTTCTCTAAGATCTGGGGAGCAATTCAGAAGTTTGGTAAGTTCCTCGCAGAGAAATTCCCGAATATTGCAGAGAAGTTTACAAGTAAACTCGGTGCTATTCAGAAAGTATTAAATACGAATCTGACAGAAAAAGTTGCTCAGAAAGTCGGAACTAAGGCTGCCGAGAAAACCGGAGAGCAAGGACTTAAACAGCTTTCAGCTGGTGCAACAGTTGGTCTCGCAATAGGCATCGGTGCACTTAATGGATTCGTAAATGGTACAATCGGTTGCGAATATCTTTTCGGCGTTTTACCATACCAGGCTGATGAGAAGATGTATGAAGCTTCTCAAATCGTTAAGACGGTTCTTGGCGCCTGTGATATGGCTCCAGGTATCGGATTAGGTATGATCTTCTGGTATGCACTCGATGCTGTAATGAATGGATTCGGAGCAACGGGTCCGACACAGTGGTTAGCAGATCTTGTATATAGTATACTTGGCGGAGATACCCAAGTTCTTGATAAGAAACGTCAGAAATTTGATGACACTACTGCTTACTACAATAAGAAGTTCGGTACCAATCTTAACCGTCAGGAATTCAACGATCTTATCAACAATGATAATTGGCTGGATGAACTCTGGTGGGGTAAAGCAGGTGGAGCGGATGACAAATATGATGTCATGAATTCCATTGACAGTGCCGGAAATCGTAAACTTAAAGAAGGAACTCTGGGTTACGGAATAACGAATGTCCTTACAGGTGGTGAATTCGGAGAAACACAGAAACGAAATGAAGCTCTGAAGAAAGCAATGTCATTTATGCCATCTGAACAGGATGAAGCAGACTGGACGGTTCAAGCAGACTGGGGTACTGCATCGGAAGTATACAATGCAATGCCTGAAGATTTGAAGAAGAAGCTTGATGAACTTGGATTAACAGAGTTTGCTAATTCAGGTTCTGAAGAGTATCAATGGGCACAGAATATTGCTTTCGCTTCAATGAATACCAGATTGGCAGTTCAACAGGGAATATGGAAAGAAGATAAAGATGGTAAAATCATCAAAGGTGATAGTCAAACACTTGATGAAAATGGTAAGATCAAGAATGGTTCCACCCCATCGAATCTTTCTATAGACAATACTGCTGCTGCTTTACTGGATATGAGTAGATCCGAAGGATTGAGTAGAGACTACCCATGGATGCCTACTGAGGAAGATGAGGCGAAATGGAAAGTTCAGAAGGACTTCCCGACTGCATATGAAGTAAACCAAATGCTTCCGAAGGCAATGCAAGAAATGAGTCTCAAAGAACTATGGGATTCTGGTGCAGAAGTTGAACTGGACGGCATGAAATATAATGCTGCCAGGTTAATTGCTTTCGCTTCAATGAATACACGTAAAGCCGTGCAAGAAGGTGTTTGGAAAGAAAATGAAGATGGCTCAATCGATAAGGGCAATGTTCAGACAATCCAGTTCAATACAAAGAATACCACTGCCAATAACGCCCCCGTTGGTGGTACCAGTGAAAATTACACCGGCGAAGGCGGAAACCCGATGGATTACATCCAGTACGATGAGCAGGGCAATGCTAGTCTATTCGGTTTGCCTGTAGCATTTGGTGAAGACGGTACTGCATATTATCATAATGCTGATACCAATAGTTGGCAGCAATTTGATCTCAATAAAGCAATTGCTGACTATGAGGCATTGGGTCCTGGTATGAGCCCGGATGGTTCTGAACCAATCGGCGGTGGCATGGATGTATCTGAAGAATCTGACGGAAGCCTTTTCGACAATATCTTTGGCGATATTGATCTCGGTAGTGTTACAGGATTACTTCAGAACCTCGGTACTGCTACAGAAGGAACTACAGCTTCCATTGAAGGAATTTCAGATCAACTTTCTAATTCCGGTATGGACGAACTTATCAAAGCAGGTCTTGAAGTCGGATCCATATATACTCATGACCAGGGAACTCAAGATGCTCTTGGACGTATTGAAAACGGTGTGGCTTCCATATGGAATGATCTGCATCCATACGTTTCCGCAACAACACATGATGACCTCGGTCGAATTGAAACAGGTGTTGCTTCTATATACCACGATCTCCACTTTGGTGTTGATGGTGAAGAGGATGAAGCACTTCGAGTATCAGATGAGTTATCACATGAGAAGATTGATGAAACCAAGAAGCAGATCACAGATCTGTCTGATTACATGCATTCAACTGCTGTTGGTGTTGGTCAAGCTCTCATCGAGGAGATTCCGAAACGAATATCCGAAACACTCGGTACTGTTGGTGCAGCCATTGCGCAAGCACTGTCTCACATCAATTTCTCTACACCTACATCAGGAGATGAAACAGTAACCAAGAGAGAAATCTTCGGTAGCTTAAATAAGACAGGAATGGCTATGACATCATCGAGCACAGTAAATCCTATTCTTACTGGCAAGCTTGATACTAGGGCCGTTGCTGTCAAGAAATCCAACTGGTGGGACGATCTGTGGAGTGGTAACTGGAAACCGTTTGGTGGCCCAGATGAAGATGCAAGAGAAGCAGGAGAACCAATTGGTGGTGAAGATCATGAGATTGCCAATGGTGCTCCTTCAAACATTCGAGCTGACGAGAATGGTGTTACATATGATGCCAACCAGAGAAATCTCGAAGAAGAGAAGAGCAAACAACCCGGCGGAAACCCGACCGATAAGGAAGTTTCTGTATCTCTTGGATACGGCGGACTATGGGGCGATGTATATACCAAAGAGAAACCTCATGGTGGTATTGATATGTATCCGACGGATGGCACGAAACAAGCCAACATCGTATCCAGATGGGATGGTGTCGTAACATACGCTGTAGCTAACAGAACAGCATCTGGTATGAACATTGATCCTAGCCTATCTACGGGTAACAACGTCTCGATTCTTACTACCAACCCGGCTACTGGTCAAGAAATGACAGTTCGTCATATGCATATGAAGCCCAATACGGTTCCATCGAATATCACGAACGCAGCTGCTGCGTATGAGCGATATAAGAAAACCGGTAATCCTGAGGATCTTGAAGCTGCAAAGGTTAGTGTCGGTGACAAGATAGGTGAAATGGGTACAACCGGTATGTCATCAGGAGTGCATCTACATTACCAGATGAACAAGGGTAATGTTCCTACGGCAGGTCAACGTGATGCTACTGTAATAGATCCTACGCCGTTCTTCAGTACATCCAAGGATTCCTCTGGAATCAATTATGGCATGGCAGCAACCGGTGTTTCTGGTTCACAGAGTCTCGCGGATGCTGAAGAAGGTCAGGACGATTCTGAAGACAAGGGCATATTAGGTAACCTGATTGACAAAATTACCGAATTCGGAAACGAATTCCTGTTTGCAATCACAGGCGGCCTATTAGGCTCCAAGAAGGAAAAGACATCTGACACCGTAGTTGGTGACAGTTATGTGACCGGATCAAGTACCGGTACTGTAGGAAAGAAGACAAGTGCAGATCGCCTGTTAGCCGTAGTACGTAAGGAAGTTGGGTTTACAGATCCTGAAAATGGAATCAATAAATACAACAACTGGTTCTATGGTGGGCTTACAGAAGATCGAATTGCGGCCGCGTCTGATCTCCGAATCCAAGATGTTCTTAATATGCTCTCGGAAGGTGAGCTCAAGGCATACAACTATTCCGGACAAGGAATGAAGGTTCTTACTCCTGAACATCAGAAGTTGATGCAACAGGCAATTGAAAATGAGAAGAAGGCCAATACACTTACGAAGACATACCAGGGCGGAACGTTGATGAAAGACGTCAAGCGTTACAAGAACTGGAACGTTGCATTCGTATTATGGGCGTTCAATCAGATCGGTTGCAAAATAGGTGTTGATTCAGACTTGCCTGAAAAGTTCCTCGAGTATGTTAAGACGAATGCCAAGAGATATGAGTGGTCAGTAGTAGACTGTGGAATTATCAAGGAAGATGATTCGACTATCGAACCCGGTGACATCATTGCAATCAAGTCATATCTAAGAGGGATTGGAGGCGGAGCTCCTTCAAACCTGCAGAAGGATATCAATGGTAATACTATTGATACCAGCAAGACAAAGATCGATAGTTACACATTAGCAATTGTAGATAGCAAAGTCGAAAATGCTCCAGGAATGTATAACATAATCATTCCTTGCTGTAGAGATGGTATCAATGGAAAGGCCAAAGTCGTATCTGTACCCTACAAGGTTGCCGGCAAGAGCGGTACATATGCACTGAAGATGTGCCAGTCAATGCAGAGAGATGACATCAGTTCTCAGGTCGTTGAGATGGGTGATATCGAGCCTGTATGGGCATCTCTGAAGGCACTCGGATATACAGACGAACAGGCTGCAGGTATACTCGGTAACATTCAACGTGAAAACGGAGTACGCTCCAGAGCAATCGAAGGTGATATCTACGGAAGCAAATCCAAGTGGGATGACTCTATGTATGATACTATTACAGAGAATAGATCTCAGATGGATGATTACGTTCAGAATGGATTATTCCCATTCTATGCACGTAATAACGTTGGTATACTCAAGGATGCTTACAAACACGATGGTCACTACTACACAGGTTTAGGATATGTAGGATTTACCGGTGCAGAAACGAAACGGTATCTTGACTGGCTTAAGTCTGACGCTCCTGGACATACGTGGGATGAAGGTGGAGCACAGTTAGCATATATGGATGAACGAATACGAACCGATTCTGCATATAACAAGCTCAGACGGTTATTCAATGATAATCGTGGACCGGCAGAAATGGCTCGTGCATTCTATACTGGATACGAGATGCCTGGCCATAGTGAGCAACATGAATGGGCCACTAAGGCAGCAAAGAATGCCATTCCTATATATGATGAATACAAGGGTTCATACCCTGACGTCCCTGAACGCAGACTGCTGTCAGATGAGGAAGCTGCATATGCCAATGAAAATAATGACCATGCTACAGGCGGTGATATTTCCAAAGCTATTAAGCATATGCATATTGGCGGTGGGCAGGAATCTGGTGGAGAGATCCAAATTCCGGACTATGTCGCTGATGTACAGAATACGCTTGCTTCTGAAGGTAAGGGTGGAGGATCATCCATTGTATCTGGCAACTACAAGTCTGCTAGTCCAAGAATCGGTGGTCCTAACACTGAGCCTGGTTCCGTTATATCCACAATACCTACCGTAACTCCCGATACGCCTCGGGCTACTCCATATACCGTAACAAATACTTCGACAACGAATACCAACAATGGTACAGACTTGACAGAAGTATTGAAGATGATGGGAATTCTTGGTCAGTATCTATACGCAATAGCTGGTAATACGGCAGAATCCAACGATCAGCTTGCAACACTGAATACAAAAGATTTCGGTGTAGATAAAGATCTAAGAGCAACATTGTCTGCAGCGTCTAAAGCACAGACCCACAAGACGCTGTCTAAAGGAGCTAATACGAATTCCATGAAGGGAATTATGAAGTTAGCTAAACCGTAAACACACAATTGCATAGAAGCGGGTTTAAACCCGCTTCTATGCATATATATTATTAATATGGAGTGATTTAGGAGGATTACTCAAATTAAGCGATTTTATACATTTTAAAAATCTATAGAAAGGAATGCATAATATGGATGATTTAATATTCACCGAAGATGATTATGCGGATGATTTTGACCTTCTTGATTATCCAGTAGATAATTATCTGAGCCTTATGTTCGAGGCTCATAAATTTAAGATCCCTGATAATGAAGGTAAAATTTATATCGATCAACACAAGAAGGATTTCATATATGTGTATGTATTCAGCGATGAAGGACCTATCCCTCACATACACATATATGACAAAGATACTGGAGGGTATCGGGATCTGTACAATCGAGGGATGTGCTTATCATTGGTCAATAATACTTGTTTCAATCACGGGAAACACCAAGATGTTATTGGTAAAAAACAGTTTGAATCATTGGTGTACCAATTAAGATATAACAAAATAAAGTCGCCATGTGCAAAACGGGATGGGAACTACCGAGTATTCTCATGGTGGAAATATTTTGCGTCAGGTTGGAATATGTTAAACACCAATTATCGAATTAAACCAGGAACAAAGATCCCGGCTTATGACTTTGATGAACTGACTTATTTCGGTAATAATATTAACTCTAAGGAAATGGAGGAAATATTAGCCGATGAATAATCCAAAGTTTACTATAGGAGAGGAAGTTTTCCTACATGATCCGTTTGGGTTTACGAATGTAAGGAACTTCCGATATGCCGGTGACTCCTGGGAATATTTGGTGGAAGGTTCTGATGGATGGATTGAAGAGGATTGTATTGCATATGGTCATTTTGATACAATTGAAGATGCTTTACAAGTTGGCCACATATATCATCCAGGGTTTGTTGCCGGCCCGGGAGATCCAATCATCTTATTTAATGAGAATTTGGGTATAGAAGCCTCCCTGGGCAATTGTACAGAGATAAATATCCCACATATAAATATATTCAGAAACCAGTTGGATAGTATCAATTATGCAAACGGGATATGTCTTTCACTTATTTCGAATGAATATATTATGCATCAGAAGATGCATCAGATATTATCTAGATTGGAATTTGTATTAATTATCGATCGACTTAAGTCCAAAAACTGTCTATACCATTATACAGAAGGGTCTAGTACTTGGGAAAATCTGATAAAGATGTGGAATGAAGGGGATCTGTTTAATCCACAACCGGTACAATATGATTGGCATCTGGGTATGCCTGATTACAATTACGAAACTATTACAAGGAGGAATTTAGAATGAAACATTCACACCCAGAGTTCTATCTGAGAGGATCTCATGTCCCATCCATATTTCTGGAAGCAGACAGACAATATGATGACGAACATGAGAACGATCCGATCCCAGCACAGAGGATCAAGAAGGTTCCAATGCCTTTCATTACGGGCTGCAAAGGAGCAAACGGTCCTGTCATCGTAACAGAAGATTGGGTCGTTAAGAAGGAGAAGAAATATCTCAAGAACAGATCTGAAGACATCAAAGAAATGCAGATTGAGATGATGCAGCTAATCGGTAAACGTGACCGTTTGAGGAAGAAACTCAGTGAACTTGATATTGGTAAGAAGAAAGATGTCAGACGAATCGTTGCAATCAATGTTCAGTTGAAGGATATCGATGCAGAACTGCAGATGCTCCAGGCACAGTCCGGAATTAACCTGAACAATCTTGACCGTGGAACACGGCTTGCTCGATTTATCGGTGCAATCAAAGGCTGGTTCAAAAGACGTATTCGGAAACTCAAGAAAGTTATTCGGGAAAATAAGGAACTCATATATGGTATGGCTTCGATCATTCTCCCGTTCATATCAACGATCATGTTCAGACGACTAGTAATATGATGGAGCCCTACGTAGGGCTCCATCATGTTGTTACTTGTTACCGAACTGATCATCTATACTTTCGATAATGAGACTGATATCATTGAACATCGCAATGTTCACGGGGTCATCCTGACGATACATCAGTTTCCCAATATTCTCATCACTTACCTCAATCACCGCTCTGGTGAGAACGATCGATGGCAGCAATGCGAATATTGAAGTCACATCGCACTTCTGATCGGGAAGTTCGATCATCTTCTGAATTGCCGTAAGCATGATTCCGGTGGCTTCATTGATCCGTGTGATATATGCATCCACCCGATTCTTTACTTCGACCAAAGCAGGTGCTTCGGGATTACTGAGATCAAGAGATGGATTCACAATTCCATTCTGGATGTTATTCAGCAGATATTCAATCATATCTACCATTTGCTTCATTGAAGACATGAAGTTCACGGGGAGCTCCTCACTCGAGAAGGAGTTCAGCAGTTTAAGCATATTCTGTACAGGGAGTTCGACAGCGAAGTTCGCGCGAGGGACTCCTGCAAACCGTGTCATATTGTTAACATTAGCCTGAAGCTCGTCCTTAGTAGTATTGAACATTGAGCTGAAATAATCTTCACTCTTTTCCCGGTTACGTTTGTTTACACCGATCAGTTTGTACCGATACAGTTTGTCCGACTGAACCCTGTTAAGAGAGCCGTACTTGATCGCATTAACAAGTGCAACGAACGCCTTATCATATATAGGAATGGACGTATTGCGGACAAACAGCGTGCTCAGGGTATTCATCAGCCCAGAATATTTACTGGATGTAACGATTTCATTGTTACCATTGGTATTCAATATACTGAAGAATTCTTTGAACGAATCCTCATCCTGGAATGTTCCAAGAACGAGGCTGAAGGGAACGGGAATACGTATCTCATAGCGTCTGGATATCATAGGGGCAAACTCAATTGCAACACCAGGCTGTATGATGTCGAAGTCGGAAAGCATTTGCTTGTAGATGCTGAGGAACTGATCAATCGCAGTCTTCGCAAGTTCAAATGTCTTAACCTTGCTTTGTTTGTCGTCTGACATGACCTCGCCGGTGAATACCACCGAGAGTTCGTCATCATCAGGCATTTCAGGCTGATCTGATTTCAGAATCCACATATTGTCACGGTACTTCTGAGCGAAGAGAAATGTTTCAAGCATCGTGACATCAGCATATGTTACCATGAAATACATCTCAGATTCGATCAGATTTACTATAGCTTGATTATTGAATATAGGGATACCTTTAGATATTGCATATCGCAGGGTATTGGTTGCACCTGCAATATCGATTGATTTAATGATCATTTACAATGACCTCCTTATGAGTATATATTATATTTATATCAGGACATTGAATAATTTTAAACATAGGGGAGTTGAGTATGGCTGGGTTTGAATATGGCTATATAGACCCGAAGGATATTGACCAAAAGGATTTGGACATACTGGCAGATGCTATTGAAGATTATCTGTCGATGTTCACAGACGTAATGATCATTCCAAAGGGTATTGACAAGAAAAATGTAGAGGAGGCACTGGACATAAGCAGGAAGTTAGTTAAAAAATTACGAAAGGGAGACAAGAATGTATTTAAGTCGTTCGATGATGATTAATACGGATAAGGAGGAAACAATTCATGGAGCGTAAGACGATAAGTATTTACGTAATACCTACAGAGAAGATGACAACCACTCTCAGTGTCAGGAAGTATGGCAGGGTGTTGTCAACAAGAGAGAAGATCAATGCCAACAAGGTCGAAGACGGATATTCTGTACTGTACCCAGCATTAGAGTTGGCTAAGATCGAACCGGAGAAGCTGGCTGCTTCTTTGGTTGGATTATTCCAGAAGAACTTGCCTGGGACTGCACTGGACTTCGTCACGGATGGAATACTGGACGATGATGACTGTGACGATTTGTCTTGGGTTAATGATTTTTTGGCAGTTGAGAGCATCATTGCAAAAGCCATCGTTCCCAAGATGGCGAATATATCATGGGAACGCGGGGATGATTTCCAGTCATTCTTAGACGGCCTAACAGATGATGACGAGGATGATGAATTTGATGGTTGTGAAACGGATGATGAGGATGAAGAAGAACCGGACAACCCATTCGTCGATATCATGGGCAATTACAATGATAAGAAATCCAAAAAGGATTACTATGGCAGGTCCAGAGTTTTCAAGAATTCCAAATCCCCGAAGAAGGAGTTCAACAGACACGGTGTAATTATCGCACAAGATAAGTCAGACATCAACAAGGATGAGAAGATCATCAAAGAGTTTCTGAAGGACTTCATCCCAGGTAAGCAAGGATGGAAGAAGGAACTTCGTAAAGAACTTACCGAGCGTTGGCTCCGTGTATACACAGTGAGCAAGAAACAGCTCAAGTCTCTGGAAAGAGATGTACGGAAACATGCTTCCAACAAGAGGAAATCCAAAACCACCAAGAAGGCATTACGAATGACCAAGAAGCTGTTCTCGGTTCCGATCGACAGCTGGTCAGACCCAAATAAATAATCCAGGAGGAATTCACAATGAGTGAGAAAAGCATACTTGCAGAAAATCTGTCGGTTCTGGCAACACCTGAGGGTGTCCAGAAGTACATCTTCGGCACCAAGAAGAACGGTACTCCCAGAGCGGCATATGACGTCATCATGGGTATCGTCGAGTTTGCCGATGACAAGAAGAAGAAAAAGAAGAAGCACAGTCATAAGAACAAGGGTAAGAAGAATAAGAAGCTCACAGGCTTCAGCTTCTATGTAACCAGTAAGAAGAAGCATAAGAAACACAAGAAGCATTGGCACATATAATCAGGAGGTAACATCATGAAGATATTCATATCACAGCCCATGCAGGGCAAATCAAATGAAGAGATCGAGAACACACGCAAGAATGCGGTTGCCAAGGTCATTGAGAAGTACCCGAATGAGGAAGTCGAGATTATCGATTCTTTCATGAAGGACATGACATCGGAGTTCAAGCCGCTGTATTTACTGGGAAAGGCATTCCAGCTTCTGTCTGAAGCAGATGTTGCATTCTTTGCCAAGGGATGGGATAACTCCCGCGGATGTAAGATGGAACATATGGCTGCTTCCGAGTACGGCGTTGCAATCGTCGAAGAAGAGTAATCTTCCTGCAGTAATTGAGTTAAAGGCCGGAATATTCCGGCCTTTAACTTTTATGAAAGAAGTGATTAAATGGCAATTAAGGGTAAACATCCAACGTTGTTAAATGTCCATTATGTTCGTCCTGATAGGAAGAAGGGCGTGAAAGAATGCTTCCAAGTATGGTATGCAGACGATAACGGTCAAGTCCATTATGAAGAAGCTGCGGCAGATGTCGACATCTGGATTGTGAAGGAAGAGTTCCGGAATTACACATATAACAAACCACAAGAGCTAATGTCTCACATGGACAAGATCCGCTGCAGATATTCCAATATTCGACTGGCAATCGGTCATGCTGCCGGTGAATGGGGCGAGTCGATCATTCGCAAATCCTATGAGAGACATGATCTGAGAATCATGAATCAGTTGTATGCTTGGCCATATTGTTATGGGTGTGACTTCCAACCCGAATACTATTATATGAAGCAATGGTATGACAAGTATCCGTTGAACAAACCCCATCTGTCCAAAGCATATCTCGATATCGAGGTTGATATAATCGATAATAGGGTTGATATGGGCCATGTATCGGAAACAGCGTATGCTCCGGTTAACTGCGTTACAGTCATACTAGAAGACACAATGGAAGTATTCACGTTTGTACTAAAGCCCTTCGTCCCATCCAGAAGCGGAAGGAATTCAACCGAGTATGAGGAACGGTACAAACTATATGAATCCCAACTCCAGCAGTATGAATCCATAATAAATAATAGACAGGCTTTCATAGATGATCTCCACTCCAGATTCGATGCTATGTATGGTAAGTTCGAATATCATCTCCGGACATATGATCAGGAGATAGATCTGATTGCGGATGTATTCAATCTGATCAATACAAGGAAACCAAACTACTGTCTGATATGGAATATGCGATTCGATATTCCATACCTGCTAGCCAGGATACAAGTACTGGGATATGACCCAACCTCCATCGTATGTAGCCCAGAGATACCAAACCCGAAAGCATATTTCAGAGCTGATAAATCAACGTGGCAACTTGAGAAACAATATGACTCATTATATGTCACATCATTCACACAATATTTATGCCAGATGAGAGTAAACGATATGCTCTCAATAAACTCCTTTAATTGTCGGGGAACTCTTGTTAAGTCGCATATACCAAGTCATGGCAGTGATGTGCATGATGGCTGAACTAATCACTCAGGTATGGTAAAAAGTATGTGAATAGAGACAATCCGCAAGTAAAATTTATGCTTATATCAATTAAAAATAAAAGAAAGAAGGTGATTTAATGGCAAGAATGGAAGATTATGAAATTAGTGAGAATGAAATCCTGGAAGGTGAAATCTACATTGGTGATGTACCATTTGTCAGATATTTTCACCATAATAAAATTCCAACTAGGTATTTCGTATCCAGAGACGGGCGAGTATATAGTGAAATTAGTGATGTTATAATGAAGCCGGGAACAAATCCCCATGGATATCATGTATTGGGGCTAAGATTCAAGAAAGGTAAACCAACATATGTGCAAGTTCATAAAATGGTGGCAACAGTATGGTGTGGCGGATGGCACGAAGGTCTTGTGATTGATCATGTTGACGGAAATCCAAAGAACAACAATGCCTCAAATCTTGAATGGGTAACATACAGTGAAAATTCTTATAGAGCATATAAGACTGGATTACACCATAAACATTATGGTGACGATAATCATGCTTCTAAATATACAGATGCTGATATTCACATCGTATGCTCATTATTAGAACAAGGACTACCAACAAAAGAAATTGCAAAGATGACTGGTGTCAAACTTCACACAGTTCAAAGTGTTTCAATGGGGAAAGAAAGAGTCAATATTTCATCTCAATACAATATCCCAAAATCATATCGTCATCTAAAGGCACCATTGACGGATGAACAGAAGAATCATATTCGTATCCTGTATTACGATGGATTATCAGCAAGAGAAATTCAAACCCATTTTCCAGGCATTAGTATCAATAAAATAATACATGCCATTTATGATATAAGATATAAGCATAAATAAACTTCAACGACTATCGACCATCTTCACCCAGACGGGGAAATACCCTGGGTTAGACAGTAGAGTACTTACCAAGCTAATGGGTTGTGTAATAGTGGAATGATTACACGTAAAAGGAAATGGGGAGATATCAGAAATGATATAAGATATAGTCTCAACTACTGTAGAGATACAGTGCAGCTTGAATAAAGCGGGTATGATGTTGCGAATCATACTGAAGATAATTGGTACGCGTCCATACGTAAGAGCCAGCATAAGATAAGGTCATTCTCTCTAAATTCTATTTCCGATAAAGAGCTGAAAGATAAGAAAGTTGATTACAGTGAATATGGTAATATTATCCGGTTCCCGTATGAAAATTTTGGGTTATTTCTATGCTATAATGTGAAGGATTGCCTTTTACAGTATGGGATAGAAAGGAAGGTAAACGACCTACTAACTTTCTGGATGAGATCACATCAAAATCTTACTCCATATAATAAAATCTTTAAAGAAACACATCTGCTCAGAAATGTTCGTGAGAAGTATTTCGAGGAAGAAGGATGGGTTCAGGGTAATAATCTGAATACATTAAAGGTACCAGAAGAAGACCCAACTGAGAAGAAGTTTTATGGCGGAGATGATGAAGACGAAGATGAAAATGCCGAGGTGGAGAAGAAGGCATCTTTCAAAGGAGCTATTAATGCGAACCCATTGATGAATGACTATGTCGGGGAAGATGTCTTCGGAAGTAAATCGAATAATATATTTATCAACGCAGTCGACTTTGATATGGGAGCGTTTTATCCATCTGTTAAGATAATCTCCAATCTCGATGGCTCCACGCTACTGGCAAAGGCGGCATTCATCAATGAAGAATTCAAATCTGGGCAGTATCCGAACTTGTCACAGAATCAGACGTATGAAGAAGTAGACAAGAACGGAAATATCAGAAAGAACGATTTCACAGGTGAAGCAGTGAACTCCTTTGCATCGGGCAACATACTGACATTCGGATATTCATATATGAATGCTCCAACAGTCAGTGAGATGATTGAAATCATCAAATTTGAGTTAAAATAATAGAGCACGGGAGCAAACGCTCCCGTGATCTTCATTTTCTTTTTTGATTATATATTATAAATATGACTATTAAGAAAGGATGTGATTTTATGAAATCACCTAAAGTTACAGTTAAATGTGCAGACTGTGGTTGCATATATGAATGTGCAAGGAGTTCATATGATGCAATCAAACGTGAAAAGCGTCCATTCAGGTGTCATGATTGTATGACCAAGTATAGATCTAAGATGATGACAGAAAGAAACGCTGCTCGGACGGAAGAACAGAAAAACGCTCACTACAAAAGCGTTTCTGAGAAGAAGATCGCATATTGGGAAAAAATGGGAACCAAGGAAGATCGAACAAAGTGGCTTGATGAAAACGTCAATCCCGGAAGGAAAAAATGGTTTGCCAACCAGACCGATGAGGAACGGAAACGGATTTCCGAGGCTCATAGCGAATCAAACCGCCGGAGACATGCTGCCAAGACTCCTGAACAGCTTGAGGCAGAAAGGGAAGCTGCAAGACGAAGATGGAGAGATAGTAGCCAAGAGTTCAAAGATAAGCATAGTCAACATTCGATAGATATTTGGGCTAAAGCAACCCCAGAAAAACGAGCTGAACACAGTCGCAAAATTATTGCTAATGAAAGTAGCGGTAAGAAAGATTTCAATTCTCTGGATGAGAGATTTGCAAGCATGTTTGATCATTCTCATCTTGTAAACGGGTACTACTTCGAACGAAATTATCCAGTGACTGTTGAGAATATGACAAAACACTGGGATTTTGCCATATTTAATGACAATACCGAACTTATTGCACTGGTAGATCTGGATGGAGCCAGGTATCATGGGGATAAGAATGAATACGATGGTCTCTTCTCAAAAGAAGAATATGATGAACGTAGGTCATTATTTGTTCCAGAAGGAATTAAACAGTATATCATTCGAGAGGGATTCTTTGCCAAAGACTTTGAAGTTCTTCTCAAGGGGGGTATTTAAAAATTACGATGAATATCTTCATGATATATTTACGAGTGCCCGCCAGATGCCATTCCCATTTCCAAAATACTCAAGTGATAAACTTGTCAGATGTTATTCATTGCTTAAGAAAATGGATTGTCATGACAAAAATCATGAAAAGATTTCTCTAAACACTCGGAATGGTGATTGGCTGATACATCAGTTTCATAAAAGTATTTATCATTCTCATGTTGGAAATAATCCGTCTCCATATGATGCATGGTATAATAATGATCTTCTGATGAAATGTATTGTCAATAGAACTATATATCAGATCAATCTCAATGGTGCTAGAATCCTTCAGGGTTTCAATGTATCCAAAATAGCACCAAAGGTATCTGTGTTTAGTGCAGGACGGGCAAAGATGATAATAGCTCGGTATCTGTCTGAATTTGACACGGTGTTCGATCCATTCAGCGGGTTCAGTGGCAGGATGTTGGGCACAATATCACTGGATAAACGATACATTGGCCAGGACATCAATGAGATACATGTGAGAGAGTCCAATAACATGATCGAATTCTTACACAGCGTAGGGATACAGTGTGATGCTACAGTCATCAAACAGGATGCATTATCTAGTACAGGGGAATATCAGTGTCTGTTCACATGTCCTCCTTACGGGGATAAGGAACAGTGGACAGGATCTCCAGTAGACAGGAGGACATGTGATGATTGGATTGATATATGCTTGGATCATTTTAAATGTAAACGATATGTATTCGTCGTTGATGAAACGACGAAATACAAAGATTACATTGTAGATGATATCAGGAATAAGAGTCATTTCGGCACTAAATCTGAAAAGATAATTGTCATAGATCGTTAGGAGGTTACAACATGCGAGGATGGTGGACACAGGGTAGGGCTCAATTAATTCCAGATGGGGTGATATATGTTGATAACAAACACAACGTTGATTATCTCTGCAAGGTATATAATTACGGAGAAAAGTTGATTATTAACTTATCGACGGAACAGGGATGCTCTATGAACTGTTCGTTCTGTGAATGCTGGCGAAATGGTGCAAAAGGAAATGTCCCATTGATAGGGTTTAGATCAAATCTGAATTCGTTGTGCCGATTTGTATCGGATGATATTGGTATTACAAAAGTTGATAGGGTAAAGGTATATTTTGCTCGATGTGGTGAGCCAACATTGAACAACGATATCTTTCCATTCGTTGAAGAGTACATGGAAAGTATCATCAGATACCATATCTCCACAAGAGAGATTTTCCCATTAATATCAACAATATTCCCTGTTACGGAATCGGAGCAGTCCGAGAAGTTTCTGATCAGATGGGCATACTATAAGAAGTACAAGATGAACGGAAGAGCCGGTCTACAGTTCAGCATTAACTCATCAGATGATTATCAACGGAATAAGATGTTCGGTGGAAAAGTTCAATGCCTGAAATCACTGTCGAGCTTCGCATACAAAAATCTTCCATACACAGCCTCCAAAGGATGATGAGTGATTTATACAGAGGGGAGATATCCCCTCTGCTATTTTACTTTGTATTTATAGCTTACAACATATTATGTATTCAAGTATATATTCTAATAATGAACCTTGAGTAGATACTCAGAGTATTTTATAAGAAAGAAGCGTGATAACATATGCCAAAAAATGGTGTAATGTATGAAGATGACAAGTTCGACAAGCTTGAGTCTGACGTTGACAAGATGCGCGGAAGGTTTAGGCAATACATCAGTTTTGGGGGATCAAAGGGCGCCGAGGCTTGTGTAGACGAGGCGATCGCGAATGCGTTGGACGAATGTCGAACACCACGATCTCCAGGTAACGCAATCCACATTGAATTTGATGAACGGTCTGGGTTTATTACCGTGACTGATAACGGCCGTGGTATTCCGACAAACCTCCTGGAAGAAATCTTCACATCACTGAATATGGGTTCCAATATTAATACTTCTAACAAAGCTAAGTTGAAGGCCGAGACACTGGGGCAGAATGGGGTCGGCTCTCTCGCTTTATGTGCATTAGCGGAGGAAGTACACATCATCTCCTATCGTGGCGGGACAGAAAACAAGGTTAAGGAATTAATCTTCCACGAAGGTAAAAAGGTTTCCGAATCCGATAGGAAATGCTCCCCGGACAAACATGGACTGACTGTTGTGTATAAGCCATCAAAGATAATGGGAAAGGATACCCGTATCATATGGCCGGACATTGAAAAGAAACTCCAGAATCTTCAATATCTGAACCAGAAGAAGATCAAGATTGATTCGATCTATTACAACATCAAAGGAGAAGCAACTCATGTCAAATATAAGGCATCTCCTTTCGAAGATATTCTCACCAGGAATAATCCGGAGAAAGTCATTTCCCAGAAGTATAAAATAACGATCGATTCGGATGATGTAGTTGAGGAATTGGACGGGGAGAATGTAAAGCGATTCATATCTATGGATGTTGCATTCCTGTATACGACGGATCTGAATCCATATATCGACTCATTCTCCAATTCAAACAATACCGTTGATAACGGCGACCATCTTGATGGAGCAATTGAAGCGATCTGTAGAGTTCTCCAAACTGTAACTAAGAACTCCATGTCTGATAAAGAGAAGGAGAAGTTGGATATCAAATGGGATGATGTCAAAACAGGACTGTCTGTTGCCGTATCTCTGCGTACGAACTACGAGAGGTTGTATACCGGACAGACAAAGCACAAGATCGTGTCTCCGGAACTGAAACGAATCATTGTTCCATTGCTGGTAGATCAGTTACAGATATTCCTGTCCAAGAATCAATCTGTTACACGAGATCTGGTTCAGATCGTTAAAACAAATGCCCGTGTAAGAAGAGAAGGAGAGAAGGTTCGTTCAGCAGTTGTTAAGAACTCAATGACCAGTTGGAGTTCATACACCATGAAGAACTTCGATCCCTGTACGAATAAGGGAAAAGAATATAAAGAACTATTCATAATCGAAGGTGATCGACCATTAGCTGTGTCACCTAACCTATTTAATTGCTGGAATAACTCGTTAAGTATTCCCGGTACTAAGTATATCCAGTGATGGATGTATGGTCTAAAATCATATTCACTAGCACGGTTTCATATGAGGTGGATATGTGAAGAGTATAGTGATAATCCGGAATTAAAGTCAACCAGCAGCGAAGTGACTGTCCAATACGCGTTTAGTACAGTCAAACGTTCAACGACTATCGAAAGCATAACATTTAACCGTAGACAAGGTTTATGTGAAGAAGCAAGTAGAGTAGGAACAAGCGTTCCGAAATGGTAGGTGTTTAGGAAGAAGCCTAGAGTGACTGGGCCTAACTAAATAAAGATATAGTCTCAACGTGTTTCAAGCGTCAGATGTACACTGAAGGAGAAACACCTGTATCCGTGAAACTCGGATACCGTCCATAGAGATATGGAGCAGTGCTTAGGCGCACGGGGCAATTGGTAGCGTAATTGCCTGAAGGTAATTGTCAGCAAAAGGTTCGCTGAAAACATCCAGAGATCCGAAATTCCAAGCCCTCTTTGCCATACGCGGCGTTTAACACATTGAGGCGCCGTAAAACTTATCTAATTGACGGGGAGTTCCTGTCAGGACACGGGCACAGCAGTACAGTGGTGACATTGTATGTAGCATGCACTGTAATGGGTGCAGGGTTGTAAAAGCCCCGTGTATAGGGATAATCCGCAGGTAATTAGTTCGATCATGGAAACAATGTTATTCTATAAAGAAGGAGGTGATAAAATGAGTAAGAAGACTGTTGAAGATAAGCTAATCGAAGAATTGGTAACCAAAGATCTGTTAAGATCTTACGATTTCGACCATCCGGTCTGGAAACAGATAGTTGTTGATAATATCCATACTGAGTATGAGGTTAGTAATATAGGCACGGTGAGGAATTCAAACAGGAATGAATTAAAAATATATTGCCATGAGAAATCGTATCCATGCGTATATTTACAGGGATTTCCGAATATGATGACAGTTCACCGTTTAGTGGCTCAAGCATTTATCCCTAATCCAGAAAATAAACCACAGGTGAATCATATTGATGGCAATAGAAAAAATAACTGGGTTGGGAATTTGGAGTGGGTTACTGCTAAAGAAAACTCAGAGCATGCGTGGCGTACGGGTATTGTTGATAATAATGGAGAGAATCAAGGCAATAGTATATACAAACCATGAACGAACTAAAACTTCAACGACTATCGACCAGCACTAATATTGGAGAAATACCATAGGTAGTGTCAGTAGAGTACGGTCCAAGCAAATGGGATCATATAGGGAGTGGAATGCCCTATATCTAAAGCGGAAGTGGTAAGTGCTATGTATATAGTAAAGATATAGTCTCAACAGACATAAGTCTCTGTATCCGTGAAATTCGGATACAGTCGTATGAGAGTACGAGAAGTTCATAAGAGAACTGCATTGTAGTTGCGATACAGTGTGAAGATAAATTGTCATTAAATGTCTATAGAGTTGACATTGACCAAATCGTAGGTCCAAAGGGCAATAAGGAGTTTACGGATTTAATCACAGTAATGGGATGTAATGTAGGATCTAAATTCGATATAAGTAAACTGAACTATGATAAGATCATCATAGCGTCTGATGCGGATAGACTATCTATGTCCGCTTAAAACCGCTCTAATTGCCGGAAGTTCTCATATGATATCAGCACTGCAGCAGACAGCAATGTACTGTGTAGCATGCACTGTAACGGGTGCAGGATAGTAAAAGTCTGATATCAGAGATAATCATAGGCAGCGAAGTATCCCACAGGGATATATGTTCAGAGACTATCGAAAGCATAGTATAGGAGAAAGACCTATATGAAGAAGTGAGTAGAGTAGCGAAAGCAAAACGGGCGGTGCAATATTATTGGTAACAGATAATATTGTAATGATATAGTCCAAAATGGTAGATGGTTATTTTATTAGATCCTTATTACTGGCATTCTTCTTTAAGTTGTATCCTGAAATTATAGAACAAGGACATCTGTATGTTGCAGAGCCTCCTCTGTACAGGGTCGATGATAAGAAGGATCCCTTCGTGATTAATAATATCGATTATATCAATCGATATATGAAATCAGCATCCAAAGATTACAAGATGGGATACCAGCGGGATAATGATCCTCTGAAGATTGAGTATCTGGATAAGAACGCATGGAAGGAGTTTCTTAATGACACGGCTTACTATGCAGGAGATATGCTTCAGCTTGTCAAAAGATACAAGGTAAACGATCGACTCTTGGAAATGGTCATGGAAGAATTCTCCAGAATGAACATTGAAGCAGCTGTAGAAAACATTCCGACCATGCTCCGTCAATTCAACATTAATGAATTCATGAATCGTGTAAACGGTGAATTCGTTGAATTGTACTATGATGAAAAGCAGGGGTTGATCAAAGGAGCAATCGACGGTAGATCCCAATCGCTTGAAATATCAGATCATCTAATCAGAAAGGCAATTCCTCAGATTCAGATAATGAAGAAGTGGTTGCCTGTAGACGGGGAACATCTGATACTGAAGTCAAACAAAACAGCAACGGAACATCAAATGTCTTTACTTGAAATATTGAAGGTGCTCTCAAAATATCAACCTGCTATAGAGCACCGCTTCAAAGGTTTGGGGGAAAACGATAGTGAAGACATGAAAGTTACAGTTATGGATCCGAACACCAGATCCCTTCTGAAGGTATGTATCAACGACATACAGAATGACATGGAAATATTCCAGATGTTAAGAGGAGGATCTCAACAGGATCTGTTGGGCCGTAAAACATTAGTAGAATCATTCAGAGCCGATAGAACTTTGATCGATACGTAACGTATATATTATACTAATGGGAATACGAAAAGGAGGAGTTCATTATGCCCAAGAAAAAGCAAGAGCAGGAACAGGAAATCGAACTGACCACGTCGAAGGAAGACCGAAAGACTAAAGTCATGCGTTGGTTCGAGACCAACGTTGTGAACGACAGATCTGACATCAAGATCGTATGCGATCTGACGGCGAAGTCCGTACAGGAACAGTTCTCCATGTATGTCAAGTCTGGACATACGGAGCTGTATGCGGTCATCTTCTATGTCACCTTCATGCAGATTCTGAAGTTCATCGCTTCCAAGCAGAAGTCGTACAACAATTTCACGATGGAGATTTGCAACTCAATTAACATCGGTTATTGTAATAATGATGACCCGGAGAATGAGAAGGTCGGAAACTTCATGCCCATCATGGAGTATATCGGCATCAACCGTAACATCGTCAACGATTCGGCCTCGGTTCAGGAGAACGATACCCAGAAGAACTATCTGCGTTGGAAGGAACTGAACATCAAGAAGACAGTTGAAGGTTACAAGGAGATTCAGGCGGATGCGTACAAGGTCCTGCAGGAACAGTACCGCATATATCTCCAGACAGAAGAAGCAATCCTGCCGCTGTTCTGCTGCTTCATCGACAATCTGTCAAATCTGATGAAGCATAAGTATCAGAAGTTGATCGACACAGATACTTCCGAAGTATCTCTGAACGTAATGGGTCTGTTCGATATGTTCTATTCATACGATGATGAACGTGATGTTGAGCAGATTGATTTCGTTCCGAACATCACAATGAAGATCCGTCTCAAGAGAGACGACGTTGCTGCTCGTGACTAATACACAAACAAGACCCCTCATCAGAGGGGTCTTGATTTATTTACTTTTGAAAGGATATTGTATATGGCAAATGTAGATCTTGATAAGTTGATGCCTTTGATTCAGGGTTATAAATACGAGTCGCCTAGTAGATATGTATCTCATGATCAATTGGCTCAGATGATAGATGCGATTAATAATTATGATTTTGCATGGGTGTCTGTTAGATATCCAGATGGTTTCTTCCGTCTTCCTCTAAGACTTATTTCAATATCGAAGGAAGTTCGTAATCGTCGGCTAATTGCCGATCTTATGGATGTGAGACGGACCGTCAATGGCTTTGAATATTTCGTAGATAAGCCTGATTCTGATCTGTTCGATATAGACGTAGACAACATCATGGATGTTGAACCGGTATATCCAGGAGGGACACTGTATGATACAATCACTCGATATATTCATCAATCCCGTTCCGTCAAGTTCATAAATCTGGATAGGTCATTTGTAGTTGCAACACCGATACATATTTTCAATGCTGCAGATCCACAGAATAGCTATGTGACTGTGGTATCTCAGGACAGCGGCGAATTGATGCATATCCGTCTTGCAACGATAGCATATATCATTCCTCAATAACAGACGAATGTACATCACCGGGATATCCCGGTGATGTACAATTCTGATGTCTATATTCATCAATCACATATGATTGCCTTTTTGGTCATATATTATTAATATGCGATTATATTATGAATAACGATTTACTTTCTTTTATACATCTTAGACGTGCTAATAAGAATAGTATAGGAGATGATCATATGAAACATATAATGGATCATGTTGGAATTTACATAACCGAGAACAATTCCCGTCAACCATATAAACGAATCTTACACGGTACACTTCCAAACTACATCCCTACTAATCCACAGCAGCTATGTAAGGATATGAGTATAGACCAAATATTATTCCTTCCGATTGAGATGGACATATTCCAATCGGATAGAACGAATTATCATGTTGGGTATCGGTACCTATTCTCAACAGCAGGGCATGATACCATCTCATTATCCAGAGATCCATCCATTGGTGGGATTACCAAGTTACAGGTAACATCATCAGTGCAACGTTTCCGGTACATTATTAAAGATGACATCGATATCGAGGTGGATAAGATATGTGATCCATTATATCCACCATTTATATTCAATATTGAGATTCCAACATCTGAAGTTTCCACATATACATTCCAACTTATCAATGACAAGATTGCTCAACTGAACCAGTGGTACATCGACAAAAACGTATGAATTAATATCCAAATTAGGAGTTGATACGTATGAATATGTCAAAATGTATTTCATCCATAAAGATGCAATTAGGTCTTTATACGATAACATTGCCATTCAAACATGATGATGGGTCACTTGTTCCTGCAGAGAACGTGATCTTTGATGTAATCCGTCTTACAACCATCCCTGAGTTCTCCCAGTTCTACCCATGGACCAGAGAATGTGAAGTGAATATTGCAGACATGAAACAGCTTGATGCCAAGCAGAATATTTACGTTCTCCCTCCATTACTTACACTTACACCAATCATGAGTGTTGTAAGTGTATCCATGCCCCAACATAATTACAGGGGAACATTTGGTGATATTGCCCCGGCATATGGTATTAACCGTTCAATGCAGGGTGTTGCAACATCCCAGTTATATATGATGGCTGCCGGACAAATGAGAGCGGAACCCACATTCGAATACCTAGGGCAGAATAAGATCAGACTGTATGGATGGCCAAAGACAATAGTAAATATCAAAGTGGCTGCAGAGCATGAACCCAATGGAGAGACCATACCTGATGGATGTTATGATTCATTTAATGAACTTGCAACATTAGATGTCAAAGCATTTCTATATAATAATCTTAAACGGTATGATGGTATTGCATCTGCATATGGTGAAATAAAGCTCAAGACAGAAGACTGGCAATCTGCAGAATCAGATAGGAAAGAACTTCTGGAGAAGTGGAGAGATACTTATCACCTTGACTTTATTGACTGGGTAAGCTTCATGTGAGTGTTGTCTACTAAGCTTGATGATTAACTAAACACCAACCCCGGACATATCCGGGGTTGGTTCTGGTCTCGCTGTAACTTATGAGAGGTCGGTTTCAGGGAGAGGCGGGGATTTTTATAGGGGTATATTTGACTTTGGAGGACATTATACACACGGGGTCAACACCCCGTGTGTATAACGCTTAAAGAAAGGAAACTTTATGAGCAGAAGCGAGTTGTGTTTGCAGAGGTGTTTTATAACCATGAGAACCGGCATACCCAGATGCCCATAGAATATTTTCCATGATAGGTGATAGAGATTCATTGAGCTTTCCAATGAATATATCCGCATATTCCGAAAGATCTCCAACTTCCTCCAGCGAGACATCGTTGAGTTCCATATCTTCTTTGAGATGTGTAACTTCGTCTTCCATGGCCTTGACCGACTCCAGATACGACTTCACAAATGCCGGAATATCCTTGTACTGAATCTTGGACTCTTTGAACAAAGTCTCTTCCATGAATTTGTTTACGGAAGCATGTATTCCTTCGCGGGATGTCCGCTTTGGATTATCTTTGTTAGCCTTCATATACTGAGCGTAGCCACGAAGATATTCGGTGAACTGATCACAGGATTCTTTAAGATTGAATACAACCAGTGGCTTAGTAGCAACAAGCGGCCCAACCTTAGTTGCGATATTATCGATAGAAGCCATTGCTTCCGAATCATACTTCTCCATGAATTCTTTGATTGCTGTATTTAATTTCATAATGATTACTCCTTCCAGGTGATAAATTATAAGGGTGTGGAATCAATAAATAAAAAGTTAAATTTTCACATATATATTATAATAGTGAATGCAAAAGGGTGTGTTTGGGTTTTCCATGTAAAAGTAAGTGTCTTGCCACGAAACTCCTTGATCATGAGTATATAGCGCCGTAGGGCCGATCTTGCGGGATATGGCTATGGCGCCGAATCGCCCTAAAATCCCTGGGCAACACTGACGCTGATTGCATTCCATGTACATAAGAATCTAACCGCAATCCAATCTAGGTTAATAGCCTTGGGCATGATATGATTCTTGAGTACATTATTCCGTATTAGAGTCTAACCGCAATTTATGCATTCATCTGTTAAATGAACAAGATTGACTCTAGAGCGGAAATTGAACGCATAAGATCAAATTCAGCAATCTTCTTCAAAACTTAATGAGGATTTAAGCTGCCCGTGCCCTCGGCACATATACTTGCCGAGATTGGCGGGGTGCTTGCCGTTAAGGCGACTTTCCTGATGTGTAGTTTAACACAAAGCCCGCGGGATGTATGGGTTAATACAAACGGATCTTGAGCGTTCACAACCTAAGGGAGAGGTCTGGCCTCTCCCTTATTGTTGTCAAATTGCAGTATTACATATATAGGAGGAATTACAAATGAATGACTTTGTCGAAATGCTGAAGAAGGAAACAGATCAGTCTATACTGTCAACGACTGAGAACGGAGCTCTTGGCTACAAGACATCCGGGAAAGCTTTGGTTGATCTCAATTTTGCACTATCTTCTATGCGTCATTGGTCTGATGAAGACATCGTCGAGAAGTGGATACCGGCATATTTCGAGAATGAAGAGTTGGCAATAAGATGGCTGTTCTATATCCGTGACGTTCGTGGCGGTCTGGGTGAGAGACGTGTGTTCAGAGTGATTCTGAAGTATATGGCGAATAACCATCCGGCTGTAATTGCGAACATCATTACATCCAGAACATCGTTCACACTACAGAACGGTCCGCTGGTTCCTTTCTTCGGCAGATGGGATGATCTTCTTGCACTCTTCGATACACCGCTTGAAGGATTTGCTATTTCCTGTATCATTACCCAGCTTAATAAGGATATACAGAATGCCGCAGCAATGCAGCCGATATCGGTGTGCGTAAAGTGGGTTCCTTCAATCAATGCTGGTCTCTCCAGTAGGAGGAAGGCAAACAAGATTCGCAAGGCGATGCATCTGAAGCCGACTGAATATCAGAAGATGCTTTCTGGTCTGAGGAGCTACATTGATGTCACTGAGAGGAAGACTAAGCCCGGCAGGTGGGGTGAAATCAAATACCCTAATGTTCCCTCGAAGGCGAATCTCAGATACAAGCATGCATTCCTCAAACACGATCATGACAGACGTGTTCAGTATCTGGAATCTGTTTCCAGAGGTGAAGCTAAGATCAATGCTTCCACAGTGTATCCTTATGAGATTTACTATGATCTCAGGAGTAATTTCTCGTATGACTATTCCATGGAGAAAGACCATAACATCACAGTTCAAATGGAAACCATGTGGAAGGCGTTGCCTGATGTCGTTCAGGGTCAGGATATGCAGACGTTGGTTGTGTGTGATTCTTCCGGTTCTATGGACTGTAAAATCGGTAATAGCCGAGTAAGAGCACTTGACGTGTCGGAGTCCATGGCTGTGTACTTCTCTGAGAGAATGTCTGGACCATTCGCGAACTCGTTTATCACCTTCTCGGCGAATCCCAGACTTGTTCAGTTCAAACCGGAGATGACTCTGCTCGATAAGATGAAAGTTCTAGACTTTTATGCTGAAGCAGCGAATACGAATATATACAGGGTATTCCAGCTGATACTCGAGACGGCCGTTAATAACAAGCTCACCCAGGAAGATCTCCCCAAGCGTATTCTGATCATATCTGACATGGAGTTTGATTATGCGTCAGATATGAGATATGATGCGAATGAGAACTTGGATTCCAAAGTCCAAGGTAGTGATCAGACACTGTTCGAATACATTACTGACTGTTATGAACTACATGGATACCATTTACCGAAACTCGTATTCTGGAATGTAAACAGTAGGTCCATGACCATTCCTGTGTGTACGAATAAGTACGGTTTCGCACTGGTATCCGGCTTCAGTCCTAACATCGTTAAGATGGTCATGAGCGATAAGCTTGATCCATATGAGATTCTTAAAGATCAGCTCATGGATGCTCGGTACGCTGTTGTAGCAGATGCCATGAAAGGCGGCTTCGTAGATAAGCCCGGTTGTAACTTTGATTGCAACAACTGCAACCAGAGTTAACATACATCTTTAATCCTTCCCGTTACCGATCCTCGAAAGGGGATCGGTAACATCCTTCTTTCATTTCTGCAGGTATGGCGAAACTGGCAGCACGCAATGGTCTTAAAAACCATTGGTAGAAATACCATACCGGTTCAACTCCGGTTACCTGCACCAACATAACAGGGCTTCCCTGATTATGAATATATAAAAACAAGGAGGATGCTCATCATGTATTTACCGATGAAGTATCAGGACGAAGCTGGCAACAGAACGTGTGGTCAGTGTGGCAAGAAGTTTTCGATTCCTGAAGATGACGTAACAGAGTATGTCGACGTCTGCGAAGAATGCGGGCCTAAGCTTGAGGCTACGTATGCAGAACAGGAACTGAAGCAGGCTGGAAGTGCAGAAGCTGCATCTGCCGCAGCAACTGCCTTAGGCAATTAAACCTCTTCGAAGAAAAGCGGCTGTGCCATTTTGCCGCTTTTCTTTTAATCGTAAATATACCTAAGAGATAAGTTTGAGTATATATTATATAGGTAATAACAAATCTGAAGAAAGGAGGGCTTTAAGATGGCTGATACCAATAAGCAATTCACACCTGAAGAGGAAAAGAAAATTCAGGACGCTGTAAAGCAGCAGGAAGACAAAGCTCGTCAGGCTGAGATAGATGCAGAAATCCGCAACCGCATTCTAGATGAACAGCGTGGAAAGCCCGGTTATAACTACTACTAAGGGATGACCAAAATGAACGACGAAATAAATTAAAGTCCTCCCGATCACGGGAGGACTTTAATTTTGTTATTGTATGAATACAAATGTGATTCTTCTTTCCTTTTTGTCGGGATCCACGACATCTTCTGTGTTTAAATAACTCCAATGATCTCCTACTCTTAATGTGTATATCTCATATACTGACGTGCTATTCCGCGGATATGAATTCATTTCGATGTAACAATATCCGTTTTGTCTTTCGCATCCTCCGGAACACATAATGAGAATTGATAATATCAATCCAATTAGTGCAAATATGTTTCTGGTTGTATGTTTCATTCTTTAACACCTCCTATCAAGAAAAAATGCAGATCCCCCTCTTAAGGATCATAGACAATATGAACGCCCGTCTTAATCGTTGATGTTCTGATTATTTTCTTTCATTCTAGTCTATCTCCTTTAATACTTATTAATCAAACGGGGAGTTAACTCCCCGTTTGACATTATTAACTTTATTTAAATTTTATGAAGCGGGTAATGTTCTTGGGGTGATGAAGCTTTTTGATGGCAGAATCAACCAGACCAAGAACCTCATGTCTGCTGTAGTACGGCATTCTGATGATTGAAATATCATAGAATGACAGCCCTTCTTTGAAGTAGTACTTGAACGCATCTCTTTCTTCTTCCGTCAGGGATTTCATAGCTAATCCCAAACCAGATGCATTGAATTCAATTCTGGATTTGATATCACCAATATCAGTTGTCCAGAAGAATCGGGATAGGAAGTTGTCCGGCCATACCATGTCTTTACCATAAATACGCATAAATTGTTTCATTCCTTTCTGTGCACCATCGGGCATATTATTTAAATAACTGAACTTGTGTAAAGCACTATTTAAACACATGCGCCACCACCGACCGTCGTGGCGCATGCATATTTATTATTAATGACAGCACCTGGGATATCCCAGGTGCTATATACCATTATTTGTATTTGATTGTATCGTTGATTTTTCTTTTGAGCTCAACACAGAGTTTCATTGCAGCCGAGATTACCAGTGTAGAAGAAACCATTCGTCTGGCAACCGTTCCAGGAGAACACAGCACAGAGATTTCTTCATCAGGACGGAATTCCGAATACGGTTCATACCCCTTAGGAATTACCTGGGATATGATCTGCTTGTTAGGCCCGTACAGTGCAATCTTATCTCCTACGCCCATAACATCATCATGCTCAATGTAAATCTCAATCAGAACATCTACACCCTTTTGGCCTTTGATGGTGTTATATTCTTCCTTGACAGGCTCCGTTTCATCCGTAAGCAAATACCCAGCTTTCAGAGTATTATTCTCAGAATCATACTGGTTGAGGAAATCCTTCTTAGCATTTGCTGTATTCCAGAACTCCCTCACGATCTTGCCCAGAGAAGGAGACAATGCTTCTGGGGGAAGAATCGTGTATACTTTGATATCGATTATTCTTCCGGCATGCATGGTCTTGATTTCATCCTTGACCTCATCTTCCAACATTGCCCTGTCTTCTTCATTAAGCTTGTTGAAGAACTTTGCAAGTTCATTATCCTCCGAAGAAACATCGAACTTGATCAGAGCATCTCCAATCGATACATGGTCTCCGACCTTGACCATCGAAAGAATATTATTATTCTTCTTAAATCTGCCAGATTCCATATATACAATCGATGTCTTCATTCTGGATGATAGAGATTCAGTGCAGATGCCGGCATCTTCATATGTGTTATATGAAGACATGAATGCCATCTTGCATAATGGGCCTATGGAGAATCGAAGACCATTCAGCTTGGAATACTTAAAGTACTTCGGATGATATGCAAGAGGTTCATCCTTGACGAACTTCTCTCCAACCTTGGTATGTGTTGGCACCAGAGCATTCGACAGATAGAAACCTGCTCCGGAGTTCTTGACAACTTCCGGCTTGGTTGATATTGCCTTATGCTTTCCAGATGCATATTCAACGACAATGAATCCCAGCTCCTCGTTGACATCAATTACCTTTCCATCTTCTTCGGCATTGACAACGAAGTCATCAGAGAGTTGGAATTGAATTGCTTCATCAAAGCCATTTGATACCAGTGATGGAACGGCGTCTGCTACTGGTACTATATGGCCGGATTGTTTACCAGCTCATTTGAGCAACCTATACACTTTCATGTACAGACGGACTATATCTTCACTGTGTAATCTGTTACCAATTACACAATGCCACACGTTTTGCTTTCGCTACTCTACTCACTTCTTCATATAGGTCTTTCTCCTATACTATGCTTTCGATAGTCTCTGAGGTAGAACTTTGTTTCTTCTTGTATTTTTGCCTTTCTTTACCGAATAAATCAATGTAATATTGATTCCGTTCTTTACCAATCTTATCAAGAATTTCATTATTACTCAACCCTGAAGCTATTCCTTCTCTGATTATTTTCATTTCTTCTGGGGTTGATTTTTTGAGATTATTGTTTGGGATACCTAGCCATTTCCTTCTGCGAGCCATCATCCATGATACCCGATCATCAAATTCAATATGAAGAATTTCATATATTTCTGCATTGGTCTTTCCATCTCTGATTAATGTATCGACATCAAAAATGAGATCAGCATCGAAATATCTCGGATCCTTAATCCCGAGTTGTTTACGAAGTTTATAGATAACATCAATACTCAATGGGTCATATTTGATATGTAATTTTTTGAGTATCTCTTGACTTCTCATCCCATGCATAATCATTCCTATTGCAGCTTCTTTATCAGATTCTGTAAATCTGATTCGTCTATATGCCCCAGGATCAAATGGCTGATATTTTAACCATAAATCATGTCTTCTCCTGCCAACGAGGTAACTATAAGACTGATATTTATTGATTCCGCATTCTATAGCAGCATCTAAATGATATACTCCTTTTTGAAGCATTTTATAGAAGCTGTCGAGCGTCTCATCCGAATATGTTTGTAAAAAATCGGGATGGTTGTTTCTGAAAGATTTAATGTTTTCAGAAGGGGTTAATAATCTAAGATTGGTGTAATGGTTATTAAGAATATTTTCATCAATATGGTCAACTGTCATATCTTTTGGAATTGGTCCATAAAATGCTTCGTATACGAGTCTATGAATTTTCATATCCTTTCGAACTCCATTTCTGTATATTAGTACACGAAGTCTTCCACTATTTTTGAGCGGAACTGGAGTTAATATATTGCCCGTGTTAACATTTCTAACATTTCCATATTCGCTGACTTCGTATTGAGTTGGCTCTCCATCTAATATAACAGGTTTCCATATCACGGCAATCTTCTCTTCATTCATGAGACATCCCTCCATATAATTTTATAATATATGGTAAGAATGTTTTTACAATTTTAAGTACAAAGTTCTGCCTGCGGATTAGCCAATCCAGGGCGTTGTTACGATCCGTACGGCGTTATCCGTACTGCTGCCAGGCATGTCACCATACCTGCGCCGTGTCCCTGGCTCTAATACATTTACATCTTTCAATTCAGCAAGAGCAGCAGCTCTTTCTTCCTTTTGATCTTCATCAGGTAAAGGACTTCTGAATCCTCTAGCATTTTGTATATCAGGTTCGGTTGCCAATTGTTTCGTGACGCCAACCCCTGCATCGGCTGATGTTGATATTGCTAGCTTACCTACAGAGGAAGGATCATAGGATCGTTTAGCTTCATCATAGGATCTATCTTTGTTAGTACCCCTATATCCCTTAGCACTGATCGTGGATGACTTGTTTACTTCCACAACAGGGTTCAGGGTGGAGTAAGCTTCGGTGCCAACAGGTCCAGACTTAAGCATACTCATTACACATCTTTGATTCAATGTGAATGGAATTCTTCTTCCGGACTTAATGTAATTCTTATACTGAATTGCAATTGCCGAATACAGAATCGCTGGAATGATTTCCAGAGATCTCACACGGTAAGACTTATCCGATGCTTTGGAGTTGAATGCATTATCACATAGCATCTTTACAGCATGGATTAGAAGTCCAGAAGGAGTATCGGGGAGATTAATATCCCGGCATACCGACTTGGTGATAGGATCCACCAGGAAGTTGTTGAAGGACTTGATCTCGGTGATTCCGTTGAAGGAACCCCACTGCGCATACATGAATTCTTCATAGCCTGCTTCAGACTCAAAGTCTTCAAATGTATACTGCTCTGGATGCATCTTCTGTAATCCATTGAGCAACAACTCGGAGAATATCTCGGGTTTGTATATGAGGTATCCATCACTGAAGCGGATATATTTAGATCCAGCCGGAGGACGTTTGATAGAGAAGCTCCACTCGGTTCCCATGAGATCCAAAGTCTTCTTCAGGCCATTCCATACAATCAATGCCGTGATTACAGGAATGAACTCACTTGCCATCTTACATTCAACATACATTGACTGATTTGGTCCTTTGATGGAATTGAACTGAGTCTTCAAATCATCTGGGAGATTTTCTTCGATGATCTGAACGATGGTCCTGCCGGAGCGGTCAAGACCCGTATCTTCGTTGATTATTACTGGGGAACCGTTGGCAGTTCCAATATAGAACTCATCCTTCTTGATATCACTGGGGATCTTATCATCCCAATTCTCTTCGATCCATTTTCTGGAGAAGCATAATTCACATGACTTCATTTCAATCTTGAACAGATGCTTGGATATCTCATCATATTCCAAAGATGAAATGTACTTCCGGTTACTCTGGCTGCTGTCACCTGTTAGGAACATCTTTGGGTTATTCGCCTTCTTGATGAGAGAGAACAGCCGTTCGACCATATTCAGGGATCTGGTAGCCTTTCTGGTGATGGTAACCTTATTGAAGTTCGTAGTAAGAATTACGGTGTCAGGAGTATCCTTGACGAGAGGCTTGTAGAAATTCTGCTTCAACATGATATACTTGGTACCATTGATGAGCATGAACTTGTTGTCCTTGAAGCGAGGAATGTCAACCTTCATCGTGTGCTTCTTGCCGAACTCATCTTTCAAGGATACAGTCCAGGTTTCCTTTAAATCAAGAGCCGTTGAGGTATCGGTGATCTTGACATCAGTAATGAAGAACGGGGATTCCTGATCCTTGAGCATATCGAAGCAGGCAATGATGTCCTTGTAATACAGAGAGTCGAGATACGTCTTCTCGAAGTTGGCAAATTTAATATGTTGCATATTCTTATTTGCCGTATGCATTACCTTCGACTTATCCTCTTCTTGGATGGGAACATTATCCGTCTCCTGCTCCAGCAACTGCTCAATCGTCGAATTCTTAACAACGACCTTCTTTTGAGCCTCCCGAAGTTTTGCATCTCGAGCGGAATTCGCCTGGGGTGATTTCGAATCCGGTTTGGGTTCCACACGGTTCTGAAGTTCAGTAAGTAGAGCATCTTTGACCTCATCATCTGACATCAGAATATCCTGAGCATCATCCTGCAGAATCTCCTCTTCTTCGTCTGAATATGTGTACTCGTCATCATCGTAATCATCATCAACTTCAATTCCCGTGTCTGATGCCAACTTCTCATAGTCTCCAGCAACACGCTGGAATAACTTCTGCTGTGCAGGAGTGAATGGGTTCTTGACAGGATTTGCTGTCGTAACCCGACCATTCATGAAGGAGTCAAACGAATCCAATTTCTTCTGGGGGACAGCTTTCTTGATTTCTTTATCAATCTTCACCTTTTCTGCCGCAGTCTTTCTTAACTTCTCCTCGACCTTATCCTGTATTACGGATTTGACAGCTGAAGAAGAGTTCTTGGTGTATGCATCAACGGTATTGGCAACGATTGAAGACAGAACCTTGTCCTGGGCAGTATCCTGAAGTTCCTTCTTCTCCTCTTCAGACAGGGAATCGGTGAAGGCATCCAGATCGGATTTCATGATACGGAACAGACCTCTTCTGAATATACCCCACATCTTCATATCCAGCTTGGCCGGGTTGAATTTCATGAAGAGATTCTTTGAGCAGATCATCATGTCCATATCGACATTCAACTTGCTCAAATCTCTATTCCTGAGGTATGCTATATATAGAAGGTATAACGGATTAGATTTGGCATCTTCCAGACTGTTCCCCGTCCATCCGAATGTGTCGCAATCGATAATCAGTACCTTATGGGATTTTTCATCGACGTCATATGTCATCCGATTACATATTGCAGCGAATTCTTTCCAGAAGTTGTTATACACCTGCTTCAGAGGTTTCGTCGTAAGTATTGGCTTTACGGCCTCATACACATCTCCCAGATTCACGATGATGTTATCTTTACTTTTTCTCAGAACCCTACCTGGGTATACACGGAGCTTCGTCTTGGAACGCACAAGCTGATCATGTTCTGTTTTCGTTCCACCGGATATATACTTCCGATACCTTCTTCCAAGGAATGATCCTGTCATCAACACTGGGTAGTATATTTTGCGGTATGTTGGGGGCATTACAAACACCCCATTTTCAATCATACTTAGCGTAGATGAAAACGTATTTGATAACAGGAAAACGAGATTACCATTCCCCTCAGGCAGTCGAACTTTTCTTGTATACAGCCTGTTGAAATCAGAAGTTGCATATCGGATGTTTTCCAACATGATTCCGTCGGAATCCAATTGGTACAGCCCGTAATCCAGCTGCTCGAAATCAATTGTTTCCATATAATCATCTCCTTTGATTGTCAAACAATTAAGAAGGTGTAACATGGATATGGGAATTAAGGCTACACCCTATTAATTTTCCAAGACAGGAGGATCGATTCAATGGCCACATTTGAAAAGTTTCATGTGCTTGATTCGACTGGGCTCGGGACATTTGCTTCTGCGCTTTTTGCGATCATCGAAGCAACATATGTTCGTAGGACTACGTATGAATCGGACATCAGTACTCTCACGGGACGTATTGATGAGCTTGATGCTTTCAATACGTACAACTGCGAAGTTGATCCCGATACTGGTAACCTGATATTCACAATTCCGGATGGGGAAAATGTCTCTCTTACGATTGACAATTCTGGCGACCTCATTCTGAATTCGAATGACAGTACCATCGATAAGGCCCTGCAGCACTACAGCTTCAGTATTAACAGCAATGGCGTATTGTATCTCACAATAGCCACTACAGTCTAAGTAACTCGGCCAATCCCCGAGTAATCTTTTCATGAAAGGAATGATTTGCTTATGGCAAAACAGATTAACCTGGGAAAAGTTAAGGGTACAGATGCTACCATTAACGGCGTTACCACCCTCACCATGACAGGCGAGAACGGCATCACCGTTACACAGAACGGCACCACACTGACTCTTTCTGCTCCCACCTTTGCTACACATGCGGCAAACACAAGTAACCCGCACAATGTAACCAAGGCGCAGGTAGGTCTCGGAAATGTTGACAACAAGTCCGAAGCTACGATCATCGCAGATGCCAAGACCAATATTATGACATCGGCGAACATCAACGATGCTCTCGGTTACACAGCTGCAAATGCAGCTACACTTACATCGGGTCTTGCAGCAAAGCAGGATAAGATCACAGGAACTGCAGGCCAGGTAGTTTCCTTTGATGCTTCCGGCAATCCGGTTGCAGTTGACTCTCTTAGCCAGGTTTATGGTTTCGAGATTGATACCGCAGAGTCCAACCCTGCTTCCAAGGTTCGTTACCTTGGCATCAACTCCCAGTTCCAGCCGTTCACAATGAACCTCACAACGGGCGTTCCGAATTATGGTGACTGGGCAGACGCTTGGTTCATCAAGGACCTCAAGCCCAGAATGATGAATTCTGATGGCACGGTTGCTTATGACCTTGATCCCGATGACTATACCAAGAAGGCGGATGGCACAGCTTCCGACATCGCGGATGACACCTTCGACGGAGATGTTATGGTTGGTATCCCGACAGTATGGCTGAAGTTTGATACATCCGTTTCCGGTAAGATCAGAGTATACATTGCTCCTTACCAGGTAGACGCATCCTACCATGCATATTCTCATACAGATGCAAACGGCGAGATCATCCCGTACACATACGTTGCAGCATACAACGGTTGGGTTGATGACAACTCCAAGTTGAGATCCATCTCCGGCAAGACTCCTACCGCAAACCAGACTGGTACGACCCAGATCACAGAAGCTCGTGCGAACAACGCTTCCGGCGTTAATATCTGGGATATCTCGGTTCTTGCTGACCGTGAGCTTCTCCAGATGCTCCTCGTCCTCATCGGTAAGTCCACCAATACACAGGCTGTATTCGGTAATGGCAACATGAACGGATATGTGAATGCTGAGAATACTGGTGTACTCGATACAGGTACAATGAACACAAGAGGTCTCTTCTACGGTACTTCCGCTAACAACGTTGGCGTTAAGGTATTCGGCATAGAGAACTTCTGGGGCAACCTCTGGGATAGAACTCAGGGACTTGTTTCTGTAGATGGTCTGTTGAAGGCTAAGCTCACCAGAGGTACTCAGGATGGAACCACTGTATCTGATTACAATACAACCGGTAACGGTTATATTGAAATTGGTACTCCTACGGGTGGTTCTGATAATAATGGTGCTAATAACTACTTTGAGGGATATATCTCTGAAATGATCGCTAATCAGTATGGTCTGTTCATGGGTAATCTCTCCAGTGGTTCCGCATCAACTCATTATGCTGACTACGGATGGAATATCAAGAGTGGAACCACCTTTGCGCTATTCGGTGGTAGCTCGAATCACGGTGCTAAGGATGGTGCATTCGGTTGCTCCCTGAATGATACTGTGTCTCGTTCCTACTGGACTTGTGGCGCCCGCCTCTCCCTGAAACCGACCGCCTAATTTTTAAGACGATCACACCTATAATAAACCGGAATTCCATCTCCTTAACCGGGGCCGGAATTCCGGTTCTTTTTCGTACCCATTTTTCAATTATCGGATAAAGCCCGCGAACCGGAAAGACGAGTTATTGCTTGCCTGTATTATGTATCAAAATCTTCCACATTTCGACTCTACAATAATGAGCTATTGTAGAGAGAAAATGAGTTCAAATATCCTTAAGGAAACAATAACGAGCATAACAATTCAGGTTGCAATTTGTGTATATCGAGTTACCACCATAATGTAAGATGTAAAAATTTTACATTTTAGGGCTATGAAAAGCGCAGATGCTGGTGGACCAAAGTCAAAAAGCCCGTCCCCGTTTGCGGTGGTAACTCGAATAACGGTGCTAAAGATGGTGCATTCAATTGCAACCTGAATAATACTGTGTCTAATTCCAACTGGAATATTGGCGCCATGCTGCGTTCTTGTTATCCGGTATGCGCTGTGTCTTGTGATATGGCGCCTATTGGGTCTCGTAGTTTCTTAATGCTTTTCATAATCCTGACCTCTTGGTCAAAATTGGCCCCACGCGAATGAGCGGCCTCGCTAGTAGCCTGTCGAAAACGAGTCTAGGGGATAATAAGAACTCATATTTCCATTTAACTGCAACCTCGTTTAATATTTACAATAACGAGAGGTATATGCACTATGAAGTCATATAATCATTTATATGAGATTTTTATTTCTGATGAGAATATTCAGGAAGCAATTTCGAATGGTATTAAAGGTAAAACTAAACGAAGAGACGTTAAATGGATTGCGAGTCACCCCGACGAGTTTGTCGAGGAGATTCGCGAATATGCAGTTAATTTTCGCCCATATCCATATCATACTCCTACTGTGATTACAGATGGATGCAAAAACAAGAAACGGGAAATTATCGTTCCCGAGATACATGAACATATCGTTCATCACATGGCTGTCCAGGCAATGAAACCCATGTTTACCAAGGGAATGTATGAACATACCTACTCATCTATCCCGGGGAGAGGATTGCATGTTTGCAGTAAACAAGTGAAGAAATGGATGAAAGATAAGAAGCATACTAAGTACTGTCTGAAGTTGGACATCAAGAAGTTCTTCAATAGTGTTCAGAAGGATATCTTAATGGAACGATTGGAATGGTATATCCGCGACAAGAAGTTTCTCAAGGTAATAAGCAAGATACTGGATGTGGAAGGAGACGGGTTGCCATTGGGATTCTATACATCTCACTGGCTGGCTAACTGGTTACTTCAACCCCTGGACCATTACATCAAAGAAGAGCTTCATATCAAGTACTATGTCCGATACATGGATGACATGGTCCTGTTTGCAAAAGATAAAGAAATCCTACATCATGCACTGCGAGAAATAGAAGAATTCCTAAGAGATATGAAATTACGAATCAAGGGAGATTGGCAAATATTCCGGGTCGATTACATAGACAAAGAAACGGGTAAACACAAGGGAAGAGCGCTGGACTTCTGTGGGTTCAAGTTCTACCGAGACCGTACACAATTACGAAAATCCCTGCTGAAGCGTTTCAAGCATAAAGCAGCTAAAATAAATCAAAAGAAGAAATGCACCATTCATGATGCCCATCAGTTGATGGCATATCTGGGATACATTGATTGGTCAGATACTTACCAAATGTATAAGAAATACATTGCGCCGTGCATGTCATTCAAGAAATGTAAGGACCGTATTTCACAATACGATAATCGTCAGAACAAACAACTGGCGTTGATTAAAACAAAATTTTCAGAAAGGATGTAATGTGTCATGACAATTACATGGAACAAGTCCAGATCCAATGAAGCACCGGTAGCAGTCGATGAGACGTCTTCGAAGACATCGGTATACCTCAGAAAGAATATCACAGAGCAGACTGAGACAGACTCTGAGGGCAAGGAAACCAAATACTTCGAGTATGATGAGGCTATCCTCACCAAGGACGAGTACAAGCTTTACCAGGTGGAAACCGAAACCGAGCTCGCAATCGCTGAACTCGCAGCTGCCCTTCTGGGTTAATCGAAAGGAGTGTCCGATATGGTAAGAGTATATGTAAATCTCATCAATAAGGGTCTCCTCACACTTGAGGGAGTTCCTGAGAGGTGGAGAGAGGCCGTAGCAGAAGCGCTCCTTAACGGCTAATGCAAAAAAGAAAGGGATGAATATGTATGATTTGTCCCCGTTGTTTCAGACCCGATGTAACATTAGTTGACACTCATTACGTGTGCAACAATGATTCGTGTGTGGATTCGAATGGTAAAAGAACTCAGTTCTCCATCCAGTCTGATTCGGAAATACGGTTCCCGTATAACCAAATCTTTGCTGGACGGAATGTAACTGAATTCTACCGGATGCCCTACTTAACGCTGGGCTCTTCGGGAGTTTCTGAAACGTGATCAGTCTGCTGAGGAGGGCGTTTGCCCTTCTCGGCTTTCTGCTTTTTCGCCATCTCCCTACGGTACCTACGATTTGTCTGGTTTGCCTCCGTAATTATCTCCGGATGCTTCATGTAACTGCGATTGCATTTCATATCAATCACCTCCATAAGTATAATATATACACTCAACTTGATGATAACTATTTGAAAGGAGAATGACATATGAATGTCGTAAATTTCTTTGTGAACTATTGGGATACAATCCTATTCGTACTGGTCATCTTGATCGGTCTGATCTTCTCCATTAAGAAGGGAGAAACAACAATACTGAAGCAGATCGTATTCTCTCTGGTAACCAAGGCCGAACAGGAGTTTGGAACAGGTCTGGGAGCACTGAAGTATGCTGCCGTTGCTGACATGCTGTATCAGAGAATTCCGACTCTGCTCAAATTCCTATACACCTCTAAAGACATTGAAAAGATGATTGAATCCACCCTGTCTGAGGCAAAGGAGAAGTGGAAATCAAACAACAAACTCCAGGAATATATTGATAAGCCGGCTACATTGGCAGCGGATATCAAAGATACTGTAACGGCAATGTCAGAGGAGGCAATCAAGACGGCTGTCGAGAATGGAACCACTGCAGCAATTGCTGCCGCTAAAGATGCTCTTGCACCTGTCCTTGAAAAGAAAGAATCTGAGTAAAGTATGCACCCCAGGGAATCCCTGGGGTGCATGTATCACTTCTTCTCATCAGGTTCTTTTGTAGGTTCTATCTTGTCCAGTTCATCAGAGATCATCTTGTTGATCCGATTCTGGAACTTGTCGAAATCATTCATGAACTGATCTAGTACAAGCTCAACTTCCTTTACATCAGCCATGAGCTGCTTCTTTACTTCCAGGGGAACATTGGGATCATTGATGTCATTGTTATACTCTCGGATCAGAGCTTTGACACGGTGTACATCTGTCTTATGGATATCCTTGATGGCAGCTTCGGTTATATTGAATATAACTTCCTCCCTACGTTTCTCCTTCTCAATACGACTGATACGCTTGTCGACATCCTTACTAAGTTTCTTCAGTACGGAAGCCATCTCTGGACCGAAACCATACATCCTCGCAAAGTTGTCGGCAAATGCTTCCGTATATTCCTGTCGGGTGAACTTAATCGTATCCTTCTGCATTAGAGATTGAATTTTCTCAAGCTGCTTTTGTCTTCTTCCTTCTTTGCCGATGAAAAGATCTCTAATACTGGAACATATCTTCTTTGCTCCGGAAGCAATACTGCTACCAATTAATACTAGTAATGGCAACAGTCCAATTCCGACACCGATTGCTTCCAGTACCGTTAATCCAGATTTCTTGGCATCATTGAGGACTTTCTGCTCCTCCTTGTTGATAGCACCCTTACGATCAGTAATATACTTACATAGAACATTCGTTCCGGTATATTTGATATCGCATAATGCAGGGTCTATTGAATGGCCTATCTCATGCAACAATGTTGCCATAATCTCTGCCGCTGTAAAGTTCCGTAACAAGCCAAGGCTGATATGAACTTCCAAATCCAGTGAATGAGACTTATCGTACAAGCCTTTGTCCGTTATCAGAGCATCGACAGGATACCTGGTCTTTCTATATACATATGCATTGAGTTCATTTGATTCAAATATATCCTTAGCCGGAAGGTATTTCTCGTTGTATGGATTGATCTTCACCACCCGGAATCCGAATACCTTCTGGATTTCATCTTCCAGATCCTTCCAGGCAAGCTGCCTCCAGAAGCTTTCGGGATTGAACGGTCTAACTTTGACATTTCCTATGGGTTCTCCCGACTTGGCTTTCTTCTTGGCATCCTCAGCTTCTTTGCTGGTTTCTTGGTGCTCTTTTATCTTCTCTTCAAGAATATCTTTTATCTTTTGAAAAGATTTCACTATTGGCTCCATACTTTCTCGGCCTGAGCTGAAGACGGCTTCCGTAAATACCATAGACTCATTGAAGTTAATTGCGTACTTCATTTATATTCACTCCTTGATTGTACTTTATTATATCACTACCCAGACGGGTTAAAGAAAGGTATGGCGGTTCCAATGAATACACTTAATGATATAATCGATAACCTATTCTATTACCATATACTCTCCAAGTCAAAGACGGATCTAGACCATAATAAGGTATGGATGCCATCCAAGGAAAGTATATTCAAATGCTGTGGAGAGTGCCGCTTCATGAACATCCTGTCCAACCGATTGTACAATGATGTGAAATCTCTCCCAGTGTATATGAAATATAGAGATCGGTTTACCGAATCCGATTTTGCTCCTCTGCAATCCAAGTCCCTGTTCTACACATTCAAACCCACGAAGTCTTTGAAAATGTATGACTTCATCACGAATGGAATAAAACAGATAAAATCTAATGTTGAGGTTACCAGTATTGATAATGAGCTGATTGATCACGCCATGGAAGATGTATATAAGTTCATAGCGTATCAATGGGTATACTCATATTTGGACGTAACCAAAGAGAATTATGAACGTGCCACAAATCAGATATACATGTCTGATACGACCATATACAAGATAGATCAAGAGCTTGCAGTGGATATAACATACCTGAGCAAGGAAATGATTGAAGCATGCCCAAATGTATCCAAGATGATAACATTCGTAACAGATGCTACATTCATAGGTACGGAAGGTCACACGGATTATGACATCATATTCGATCCCAATGCAGTTATCCGTATCTATGACGTTACTCTTGATCCATAATAGCCAACTCCTCCTTTCCGCATATATACAAGATACACACAACACCCGGGTCAACCCGGGTGTTGTGTGTAATTCTTTTTATATTTTTCACAATGATATATTATGATGATGAATATAGTATATAGGAAGTGATGACATGTTTATTCGTGATGTAATGGTCGATCGATACATGGATGCAATTACAGAAATTGATATAACTCTAGACACGGAAAAGGTCAGGAAGATTGTTGAGCGAACATTGAAGGAACGTTTGACAGATCCAACAATTACAATGGATAACAGTACGACTGGTGAGACGGCAACGATCACATTGTCCAAACTGTGTAATTGGATTGATAAAGAGAACCCTGTAATCTCTGGTAATGCAACCTTCTTCTGTCAGCCGACGGTACTACAATCCCCAACATCCAAGATGTTGAAGTCGATGAAGAAGGGAAGATCCAGTGTTAAGAAAGAGATGTTCATTGCACTACAAGTCGGAGACATGGATCTGTATGCAATGCTGGATCTGAATCAGCAGAATCTGAAGGTTATCATGAATGCAGAATATGGCGGTTCCGGTACACCGACGGCAGCATTCTATACGAAATATGGTCCTGCCGCAACAACCCTGATGGCACAGTCAATCATTACCGTGATGGCTGCATTCTTTGAGTCTTTCCTGGGAAATAACCAGAAGTTTTTCACAATCAATGAGTTCTTTGATTGGGCATACTTCGTAAAGAAGAAGAAAGACAAGATTCCGAAATGGGTAATGAGACGTACCTCGTCTGAAGTATATCGCCGCCTTCTTCCGAACTTCATGAAAGTCACACCAGAAGATCTTGAAAATCTTCAGCAATTTCTGGATAATCAATCTGATGATACTTTGACGTATATGTATTATGGAAATAACCTGAATGGATTCGTTACAGATCATCCCCATGTGCAGAAGTATCTCAGAGAGATACTGAGCAGGCTTCCGAACTATGAGGCGGTACCAAAAGAGATCCCAGATGAGTTCAAATCTCAATTCAAGGATAAGGACGAGTATAATACATGGGTTTCCGAGAAGATGTTCCTTAACCCAAAGAAAGTGCCTGATCAGATACAGGAGCCGTTGAATGACTTTGCAACTGTTGTAACCCAGATGGTGTTCGTTGAATATATCACTCCAGACAGTATCGAGAAACTAAACAATCACAAGAGGAATACTGTCCTTCTGGTTGATACTGATTCCAATATTATTAATGCGAATCTGTTCGTTGCTCATGTTCTGGAAAAGATATTCCCAAACGAAACATTCGGCCGTCCTAAAATGTATAACGAGATGGCAATGATCAACACCCTGACAACGACCCTGGATAGATCCGTCGCGTCAATGCTTGCATTCTATTGTAGATGCCATAACATCAATGATGAAGACGCGAAGGAGCTAACGATGAAGAACGAGTTTATGTTCCGTCGTCTATTCCTGATGATGGTTAAGAAACGCTATGTTGCATCCATCGTCCTTCGTGAGGGAAATATCATGATGCCATTCAAGAAGGAAATCAAAGGCGTTAACTTCATCAAGGCTGAAATCTCTCCGGAAATCCAAACCAGACTTGAGAGCATTCTCTGTGATCATATTCTGTTCAGTGATGAACTTGAATTGCATGAACTGGTATCTGATCTAAGACAGTTCAGAAGGGATATCTATAATGATCTGAAGGCAGGGCATACTAAGTATCTGAAGATGGCTCAGTTCAAAGAATCTTCTGCATATAAAAATGCGATTGATAAAAATGGGAATGAAACATCAGGTGCATGGAAGATCCAGGTGTATCGTGGATCTATCATCTGGAATGAAATATATCCAGATAAGAAGATCAACGCGTTCGAGCGTGTAAAGATTCTGAAGTTGGCCGTGAAGTCCCCAACCGATCTTTCGATAATCGAGAATAAGTTCCCTGATGAGTATCATACCGTAATGCAGAAGATCTATAGATCCGATGACGGAATGATTGTAAAATCTGGATTGAATATCATCTGTATTCCTGCTAATGTAAAACAGATTCCAGAATGGATAATTCCATTGATAGATTATGATATCTTGATATCGGATGTAATATCTTCGTTCAGATCTATACTCGATGCACTTCATATGCCGGATATGATGTTCAAGACACCGAATGGAACAGCTAATGCGGTATCGTGCTTAATAACCATATAAAATATATTTCACGTATGAACAATAGCATACAAAAATCAAAGGAGGGCATTTATGAGCGACACAGAATTGTATGACCCGGTTGAGGTCGATGAACCCATTCCGCCTAATTCACTGGTGGAGCAGAATGCTTTCCTTGGCGAGGTCTCATATGAGACCATTCGTCAAGGAATAACGGATCAGTTTACCGATTACATAGGTACTGAAGACAAGACAAACTATGTCGAGATATTCTATAGACAATTGGATGCTTCATACGAAGCATGTGGTGAAGATGATGAAGAGCACCCCAGCGAGAAGATAGAAATTCTGGATAATCTTAATACCGAATTCTCGAAGTTTATCGAAGGGCTTCTTGAACAGAAACTGGCACTGCATGTTTCTACGGGAGGAAGGGAGGAATTGGAGACAGACGATTACCGCCGCGTTATCATCACGGCCTATGAAGGTCTGATCCTGAATGCCAAGAGTAACTTCATGAGGGCAATTACTTCCGATATACTTAAGAAGGTACATACCTCTCTTCCCGCCAATTGTTCGGATGATGAATGGTATGATATCATCCGAGATCTTCTGAACGGCTACAGTCCAATTGTCACCGAAATTAGCCCGTTGATGTTCCTGAGATATATTCAGAACGATGAGCTGATTTCGATATATGAGTCCGAGGGATTACTCACAGGAAACTTCCTAAGAAAATACTCACCTCGTCTATTCCAGAACAACGAGTTCGAAGTAGAACTCATTGCAAATATAACAATGGCCAAGGATGTAAAGGAGGAGTTATATGCCAGCGCCACAGACAAACACCCCGAACAGAACTAACACGAATACCCAGATCCGTAACTTCTATGCAGATGGTACTTCGTACATGAACACGAAGTTCTACAACACCTCTTTCGCAATTGCGCTCTACCCTTTCCTGAATAAGGACGAGAATGGGAGATCCAATTTCGACAACAAGAACGGCGTTGCAACGACGATTTCATATGAAGGTGCCAGCGCATTAAGCCAAGTATGCGGCAAGATTCTGGAAGGTTCAGTCAATGAAGTATCGATAGGGATTCCCTGCTTCAATGCAACGATGCTCCTGGAGAGAAAACTCAACGCAGCAGGCCAGTTGCAAACAACACTTATCATCACCAAGAATAACATTACTGTGACATTCCCGTTCATGACAATGCCTATTCAGGTAACCGAGAACGGTGTTCCTGTAACAAAGACCATCGAAGCTGCTCTTGGTGCTTTCAAGTCAACACTTGACGGCTATCTTGGTGGGATCAATGCGGACCGTCATCTTGACAAGTTTACGGAGGACTACGTCAAGACTCTCGGTTCCGTCATCGATAAGGCAAATCAGAACAACCAAGCAGTTCGTAACAACTACCAGAGGCAGAATAATTATCAGAAGAATGGTAATTATGGAAACAGCGGTGGAAGACAGCAGTATCAGCCCAGGAACAATGGTAATCCGTCTTTCGGCAATCAGCCGAAGCAGAACAACTGGGGAGGACCTGCTCAGAGCTTCGACAATTACAATGTTCCGACATAAACAGCAACACCCATGGGAATCAAATCCCATGGGTGTTAAATTGAGGAGGGTGATGTATGGAGCTGTTTAGCAAACCTTTTGATACGAATAGCTTCTTCGTTGGTGGCGCTGGTCTTTTTTTGCAATACTATGACATAGTTAAGCCTGTTTACCTGTATGCAGTTATGTCATTGATATTCGGAGATAGCCATGGACTGCCCGTAGAAATCATCAGAAACATGACCCTTCCCCAATTGTTTGAATGGTATAAACAACGCCGTGCAATCAATCCGTTATATTCATTGGATTATATGCATATAATCCCCGAAGAAGAATTGGATAAGTTACTGGATGAAATACTTACAGATGAATCGATATACCGAGTAACCCCATTGCTCAACATATCGAGGTTGTTGGAAGTATATCAATATCAGCATATGATATTCCCAATATTTGTGTACTCGGAAACGGAATCCCCATACATCCGTCATGATGTAGACAGAATATTTGCCGGGATGCCTCACCATTACGTGTTCGGAGATTTGACGTTGGCTACCAAAAAATGTCGAGAGAATTTCACTTATATATTATCGGATATGGAATTGATGAATAGTATCGCTGAAGTTTTACATGGCACATATTCACATATTCTATTGGCGGAAGATTACAGATACAACTATCCTGGGGGAATTCCTAAGTATGACCTCATGGAGATGATGGCCAGTCATCCCTACATCAGAACAGGAACGACACAGGTGATGGATGTTGAAGTAATCGGCTCGAAGTTCTCAAACATATTAACAGGAGGCGAACGGTAGTATGTTACAATTAAACTCCGTACGACCGAATGAAAAACCGGTCGAAATACCCCGTTGGAAGTACGTGAAACACGCATTTCCTAACGGGGCAAAATCATACTGGCATGGGTTTAAGTTACACCCAGATGATGTCAAATTCTCATCAATGCCTAAAACACTCATTATCAATTTCGATAAAGAGCTAGCTCATGTAAACAATGAGAACATTGCAGCATTGAATGAATGGAAGGTAACGAAGATGTCATACTCAACATATCTGCCTCAGATGTGTGAAGAACTGAACTTCTTCGAAACCCTGTATGACACTGACGGTGAACTTATTGCCGCTCTGTTCAGAATCAAATATCTGATTGACGTAGACAATATCTCTTACACACTGAGAAACTTTGATGCATTCAAAGATCTGTGTTACAAGACTCTCTTCACTCAGTCTATCAAGGATAAGATTGAGAAGATGGTAGATGAGAACTATGTCGATGATATTGAGGCTGAGAATACCCGCAACATGGCTAACCCTGACATGTTGTCTATTATGCAAAGAAAAAAGAAATCCCTTGAATTCCTAAATGTACATGTTAAGGCAATGCTCTGTATCTCATTCGGAATCAAGATATTGTCATTCATCATCAATCACTTCACCGTGATGAGATCTATCAACGTCCAGAAGAATCTGGATTTGTTCTACAGATTCTACATTGATATGTTTGATGTATGGCAGTGGGATTTTAATATATACAATAAGATCTGGTCCTACGTGGAAAGCAAGGTTTTTTACATTTGGGGGACAACACGAATGAGTACCCTAATTGGCCTTCTCTCTCATAATTGCGGGAACACCCTTAGAGCCTAACTAACCGCGGCTACTGGTGACAGATAGTG